TATCAATCCATTGGCTCGTTTGTGCGAGTTGGTTGTACGAGAACGTGCTGTTGTACGCGGGATTCACGACGCCCGCGACCAATAGTTGCGACGTGCCGATATTACCAGGCTGAAAGGGGTGCGGATCAAGAAACTGTATCGTGAAGTTCCCCGTCGCGGGATTGAAGATGATTCCCGCCGTTTGCCAGTTCCCCATCGGCCCATAGGAATTGCCGCCGTTGAACGTGCCGTATGCCACTTTCGCAGTGCCGTTCTGGTAGGTCCCTGGATTCAAATCAATGCCCGCGCCGCCTGCTGGAAGCTGACCCCCTGGCAGCGTGCTGTTAATCAAAGCAAAGCACGTTGCACCCGCGTAATGATAATCCTGAAATCCTTGCTGCGACATAACGAAATGCGGATTGACTGCGGGATTGTTGCTGCCCAAGTTCACGCGATTAAATTTCCACGGCATGCGGCGTGAGAGCAACATTTGCTGGACATTCTCCGCGATGCGCCGCATCGGCTGACCGTCAATCCCACCGACATTGAAATAATTCTGGAGCTTGGTGTGAATCTTCAGTTGATCCGCCATCGCTTGAAGCGTGGTGGTCATATTCACATTCGGCACCAGATTGAAATTAGGCATGGCTTGTCCTTACACTCATGACAGAAAAAGTCTTAAATAGAGACGCCCGCCCCTGATGCCAGAGGCGGGCGCGTTCGGAGCATCCAGCCGTGAGCAGCGGTCTGGAAGATCGGTATTACTACAGTTCCTTTTTAACAAACTCGACGACTTGGCCAGCTTTGGCTTCGACCGTCTCAACAGCCTTTTCAACCAGAGTCTCGGCCTTGGCCGCTTCCGCCTTGAACACGGAAAGCAACCGCTGGGCTCCCTGGATCGCGCCATCGATTGCATGGACGTTCGCAATCGCCTGTTCGCGCTGCTTGAAAAACGCAGCCAGTTCCTGTTCGATCAATTGAATGGCCGTGGGCTTTGGTGCTGGGTTCGGGACGACATTCGTCGCCACGGGTGCTACGGGTGCTACGGGTGCTACGGGTGCTACGGGTGCTACGGGTGCTACGGGTGCTACGGGTGCTACGGGTGCTACGGGTGTTGCTGGTGTTTCGCTCATTTTTTCTCTCCAATTAGAATTTTACTGCAACTACAAACTTGAGGCGAGGGGAGTCACAGCGAAGGTTGAGACTGTGGCTCCCGTGCCAGGAACTTTTTAGGCATACAACGGGATGTGCTTCGGGACGCCGTTGACCAGAACTACCAGATAATCGGTCCCGATGGAGCCGAGCCCGCTGCCCGAGTGATTATAGAAGTGCGACCCGCCCTGCGACAAATCCGTCACGTCGAACAAATACGTGGCGTTGGCGATCACTTGGAAAGCGGAATTGATAACCGCCGCCGTTGTGTTGTAAACCGCAATCGCGTTAACGTACGTCGGAGCAGAGATGAGGGCCGCCGATGCCGTTGCGCCCATATCCAACCACAGAGCCGCCACAGGCGAAGTAATTGCAACCGCAGCGGACAAATCAAGCTGTCCTTGGAGTCCCGCGCTGACATTACTGCCTGCATTGATCGTGCCGCGAACAATCAATTTTCCCTGAACGCCGTAAAGGAATCCAGCGGTAATAGTTGTCGCTGTGGTGCGCGATGGATCGACTCCAGCAGTGCCCGTCCCTGCCGTGGCTCCCGTATAAGTACCGCCCACGGTGATGGCTCCACGAACCGAGGCGATGCTGGTCGCAGCCGTGTTTTGATTTCCCGCTGTGGGCTGTCCATCGATGCCAGTCGGATTTACTTCAACCGCGACGCTGCCAGGATAGTTGAAAAGCAATTCAGAATCGATGGCGCGAATGTTTCCAGGCTGCGCCGCTTCACTCATCGCGCTGAACACGCCGATGACAAACGGCACATCAGGAGACCCGCCAGGAGTACTGTTGGGTCCAATGACCGAGGCCGCGCCAGTCTCGCTACCTTCGTGCGCAAAACCCGATACGTTCCCGCGAACGAATTGAAAGACATCGCGGATTTTCAAAGGTCGGAAATTCTGATTTGAATAAATTTTGTTTTGTGTACCTGTCGCCATGGTCGTTTCGATCCTTTGGGGCCGCGTACTGAGAATCGCGGCAAGCATAAAACTTCACCCTACACTATAGGAAGGAAAGTCAACTTTTGACTATAATCGCGAGTTTTTTCAGGAAGTAGTCGTATCTCATGCATTCACGACAATAGACTTGCAGTCCATCATGCCGTCGCTGATTTTCCGCGAATGCGGCCAGGTCTCCCGTGCCGCAGGCGGGACAGTGCTTCGGTTGCTTCGGTCGCCCGACCTTGCCGTTCTTACTCATGGGCGATGATGTGAACGACGGTCATATAGTCCTTATGCGGCTCGACCAGGTACGCCTTGCCGCGCGGGTTCTGCTTGTCGGGGGGCCCGATGCGCCATTCCTTCGGGTGAATCAAATCGTGGCAGAGCATGCACAGGCCGCGTGCTTGACGGTCAGGGAAATTCCTGACCAGGCGAATCGAAGTCTGACCGCGTGGGTCCAGGTGGCGGCAGGCGTCCTTCACCCTCCGCTCATTCTTCAGCCGCTCTTCTTCGTCGGCCTTCCACAAAGCCATCTCGCGTTTCTGACGCTCTTCGACGGCGGGATCGACCCAGGGACGACTGGCTTCCCGCAACTTCTCTGGCGTGATCGCCATATCCTTCAGCGTCGGCGCAAGGCTCGCGAAAAGCTGCGTGATTGTCTCACGAACGAGCGCGTTCGCCTGGGCATTGATGGTTGCCAATTGCTCGGGGGTGAATGCTGAACTGCGGTTGTCGCTGTGGTCGGTTCCCATTAGACTGCTCCTGAAATGCTCACTTGCTGGATGCTCTACACTAATGGGAAGGAAAGTCAAAAACTTGTAATAAGTTTTAATCAGTTGCGACAGCGTTCGCGATATTGCGATCCACGATCCCGTCGCCGCCGAAGCGAAAATCCGCCGTCACTTCGCACCAACGCTGTTCATTCCAAGCGTCGTTGGGTTCGCCGAATTCCGCCAGGACCTGATCCCAGGTAATTGCGCCTTTCATCAAACAATAGACCAATACTGTCCGCCACCCGCGCCGCTCTTCGGTCGGCAGGTCGCGGTCGTCCACGAGCGCGTAAGAAAACTCGGTCAGCCAGCCCTTCGGCAGCCCAGTCAGAAACTGGATGCGCCCGAGTGCCGAAGAATACAGCCCCCAGTCGTCGGGAAAGTTGATTTGTTGCTGGACAAAAATATGTGGGTTCAACTTCTGCAGTCGAAAAATCACATCACTGGAGTGCAACATCTCACCACGTCGGCGGCTCCAGTCACGAAACCAATCATGGTCTGACTGGCGATACTTCTGCAGAATCGGTTCGATCTTTGTTTTGGCGTACCGCTCGCGCGCTTCGTCCCAGGGTTCAAAGTCTTGCGGCTTCATCTGGGAGACACGCTCGTGCATTTTTTGCGCGAAGTACTCAGGAGACCAGAAGTCAGGTGCCATAATGATGTTCCTTGATTTCGTCTTTTAAGCTCAGAAGAGTGGCCACAAAACGATCCCAGTCACTCAGTGCTTGAGCCTGTCGCGATCCCACTCCGCAGCTACACGGCACGGCATGCGATGCCTTCGGACAGCGGGGATTATGACCCAAACTGCGCGCGAGTGCGTTCCCCAACTCAATGAACTTTTTTTCTAGCTCTTCCACGACGAAACCTCCAAATCTCATACCAGCGATGCACGAGCCCGCCAGCCAGCACCATCATGAACCAGGCCGCGACTAGCAATCTCACCATTTGATTCTCGCTTCTGCAAGTAGCGCAATATCCTGCGGGGTGATATTTGGGGGGTTCTGTGCGTCGCCCCATTCATTCTTGGACGTGGTGCCATAAGGCCGCAGATACTGCGGGAGTGCTTTGCCCGCCGAACCAGTGTAATTATGAGAATGGGTGATTGTCTCGGGCGTCCATTGATCGAAATCTGCGGGGTGCATGGTCGTATTGTGGAAATTCACGCCGCGCACCAGGTCGGCCAGCGTCTCACCAAATGTGAATCGCTCGCAGTAGGAACAATAGTATTTATGAACGCTGTCCGCCATCTTACTTCCCTTTCGCGGGCATAGAACAAATGAAAATCACGTATGCCGTTTTCAGATCGCCTTTCTTCAAACATTCAAGGCAGGTGGTCTCGTCGTTCTCGTCTATGCGTGTCCCAGGCGGAAAGATTTTCTCAGTCTCGTGTCCGACTTCGCACTTGAACGTATACCGATGCCGCAGTCCCGCCATGGCCCACCTTCCCGAAGAAAAAGTGTCGGCGTATTGCTTTGGTTTTATAGGCTCCCATTCGATGATAAGCCTTGGCCCGCGCCGACTCGGTCAAATTTGTCTCTCACTCATGATGAGAAAAGTCTTCTTATGAATCAATCCTCCTGGTCCAGTCGGGCAAGAATGGGGCTTCGTTCGGATTTGCCGCCGCGACAGACTGAGCATGTTCATGAAGCTCGGTCTTAAATGCATTGAGCAACAAAGTCGCGTTCACGAGATTGACGGCGGCGAGCGTGTGCAGCCCAAAGATACCATCAGGCGTCATATCGAGAGCACGCTGCAGTGCTTTCACAGCAGAGCCGATCCCAAATAGGACACCCATGTCAAATAATTTGTTGGTGACCGATTGCGAAACAATCTGGTTGTACAGCGGCGTCCAGTCGTGCTCCAGATAATACTCGACTTTTTGTTCGACGGTCAGATGCTCGATATCTGCGCCAGGTATATCCAAAGCCGTGATGCCGCCATTTGTTCCTACCAGGGTGCCGACGCCAACTTGACCGCTCGTCCAGTTCGCGCGGTCGTGATAGAGTTTCTGGAACCCACCTTCGTGTTCGGGGTCCAGAGTAATCAAGATCGCTGTTTTCGCGTCGGCCATGTTAATCCTCGGAGGGGATTTCGATCCGCGTCAGAGATTTCTCGATTTTGGTTTTCTCGGCTTGAAGTCGCTCGACTTCTTTCTCCCGCTCCACGTAAGTCTCCATCAGGGCGATATTCCCAGGCGTATCCTGGTAGATAGAGTTAGCGGCGACCTTCTCGCTCGAACCTCGGGTGACGACCCAAACTTGGATAGAAGGACCATCACCTTCTCTCGCCGCAACTGAAGTAACTTCCACCTTTTCAAAGGTACTCTGCCCTCTCATCGGCCAACGAACAGTTCTGAACGCCGAGATACGTGCGAACGGCTTTTTCTTTACAGGCTCGGGTTTGTCAATGGCTTCCTTCGCGGCTTTCAGGGAATCAGCAAAACGCTCGCGTCCGCGCAACTCAAAATTCCAGCGGTTGGAGGACTCGTCGTACCGAATTTCGACATCGCTGTAGACAATCGTGATTTGTTGTGTGTTCATGAGGTGATAATACACCCGCAGGCTTGCGCTGTCAAGAATTTTCTGGTAGAATAGCGGACATGGAAAATCAGCCTGCGCCCGAAGAGACGCCCTGGAGCCAGCCGCATGTCTGCCGCATTTGCGGCGCGGAGTGGGACTGCCTGTTCACACTTTGCTGGGAGCCCTACGAAACTACTTGTGCGGATTGCAAGTGCGGACCGCTCACCTGCGGGTTCAAAGAACCATTCAAACTTACTTGAATCCATGCTTCTTGCGATACGCCTGCACCAGTGCAATGAAGTTCTCAGCCATCTCCCGCGTCGCAAAATGACCGACATAATTGACTAGCTGCGCGCACCAGGGTAGGCTGGCGTCTTCGTCTTCCCAGATATCATAGAGCGCATGCGCCGTCATATAACCCCCAGCCCCGCGATGCAGGCGGCAAAACGAGCTACCTCTTCACGCGACAGGTTTACCTTTACCTGAATGCATGCCGATTGATTGCGTGTGAAGATATTGATGAGATGATAGTTTACGGGTCCCCTTGAGAAATGAAGATTGACTTGGACTTCGTCGTCTTTAGGTGGCTGCATGTTTTTCACGACTCTGTCTTCCATGAAATCCTCCTGGCACTCATTCCCGAGACGGCAGTTATTTCAGTGAATGTCCCGACGTTTTCTTATGCGACTGCCGTCGGTGGGTTGCTATCTGCCGTCTCGGGAATGAGTGTACTGCTCTCTGCGTTGGGATTATCTTGTAGCGTCGCGGACGTGGATCGGTATCCCGCGAACGTGAAACTGTACCGAGCGGTGCGCCCTTCAGGGGCAAGCTCAACCATTTTGAAGTCCCACCACGGATAGAGAGAGTCAAGCTGGTCGGCGACACTCATCAGAATATCATCGATGCCCGCTGGACCGAAACCCTGGTGCGGGCCCGCGCGTTGCGAGATCGTCTTCATCGGAAGAACGTCGTCAGGAAAGAAAATCTTCACGACGACTTTGCGAAACAATTTATTCCCGTTGACATCTTTCAGCATTCGATGTGCTCCCGACGAATCTCATGCTGCTCATCTCGCATCACGACATCCGCGACGAAATTTTTCCACTTCTTTATCTGTGCCACCATCTGATCGAAGATTTTGTCGGCTTCGGCGGCATCTTCTCGGTCAAACCCTCTAGATTTATTCCCGAGCGGCATTTCTACATGGATGTTGAGCATTACGGTAACTCCTGGTCTGGCGACGGCTGCGCCTTGAATAGCCAGTCTAAGCTGGCCTGGAGTTGCTCTTCAGAGGGACCAAAGCCGCGCCCGCAAAAGACGCACTCATCTGCTCGGGCCTTCCCGTGTTGACACGGGTCGCACTGGCAGTGTTCGCCGAAACACCCGCCGCACTCGACGCAGATGCCTGAAACTAGGGAACAGAAATCACAATCAGGAGTTTTCATTACTTTCCTCAAACACTCCGCCTTGGTCCACAACCTGTTCAATCTCAACAGCCACGCTGCGGTTCTCCTGTTCGTAAACTGTGCGGAACTGTTCGATCTGCGCCTTGAGATTGTCGATTTCTTGGTTGGCCGCCGTCATCGCATCGAAGTTGGCCGTGGTCATCTCCGCGATTTTCGCTGCAGTGTTGTGCTTCAACGCGGTCAGAATAGCATGGATTTCATCGTACTGTCTCAGCAGCCATCGCTGATCGTCGGGTGTCACGAACAACTTCGCATCCAGATTCTTGCGAATGTCCGCCAGTCGCTGCTCGGGCGTACGCTTATCTTCGACTTGCTTGCGCTCGCCCTTCTTGACCGCTCGATTTGCCTGATCGCCGACGTTGTGACCCATGGGGTGCTCCTGTTGAGTTTTTTAGAGGCGGGTCGCTTGCTCAAGACAACCCGCCCCGCCGTGCGTCTAGTGGTGGTGCGTTCCTATTGGTTGACCCGCTGTCGCGGGGTATTGCTATCAGTCTGGATATTGCCAGGCTTTAGTCAGAATGTCAAGAACTTTTTTTTGAATCTTGGATTGCGGTCTTGATGAGCGCGGCGGTGGCACGACAGACAGATGAAAATCGAGTTGTCCAGCGAAATCTCACCACCCTTGCCCCGATGCCGCTTCTCGTGCATGTGACCGCTATCTTCGGTTACAGGTGCCAGACAAATTTCACATTCGCCGTGCGAGCGTACAAAAAGTTGATGGCGAATCTGATGTACGGCGTAGGCGTACAGCACTTGCACAACTGGAGCGCAAAGCCCTGCGGCGACCGCAGCCTTCTTACTTTTGAATATTCGGACGACATGCGTGCGGTCGGCGTTCAGTTCACCCCACACCCATTTATTGCGTTTCGTTTTCATTGGCCGTCCCCTGAGTGCGCCCCCAAAAATTCTTGCGCGAGCTTGGTCATGACATCCAACATCTGCGCCGACTTCGAGATGGTCTTCTTCGTCAGCGGCTCGGTGTGCATCGCCACGTCAATGGCCTGGGTGAAGAGTGCTCGCTGCTCGGGAGTCACCATAAATTCAAACTCCAGGTCCATCCAATCACCTTCTTCTTCGGGCATCTTCAGCGCGGTGGAGATTATTTGCTTCAATTCCTTGACCGTGACCTTCGGGTCCAGTGCGGCGTTCACCACGGAGGCGGGCAGCACAATAGCGTAGTCCTTGGCTGCCCGCAACCGAATTGCTTTGGTTATTCCCATGGTTTCTAACTGCGCGGCTGAAAAAGTGTCACTCAGATCACGGACAGTGAGATAATACTGCTGAAGTTGCCCGACCGTCCGCTTTGCGTGAGCCGCAACCAGTCGCAGGTAGTCGCGAAAAGTGTTGTAGCGCACACGCCAATATCCCATCTCAGCGACTTCGAGTAACAACCAGCCTAGATGAGCATAGCCGCGTTCGGCCTGATTATCAACGGCGGCCATCTCAGCCGCCTGTTTCTGCACCTGCCGCAGCGCGTCGTCGCCAGTCGCGGTTTTGATTGAATCATCCATTGGCGTGCAGCCCCTTCCGATAGGCGCGACGCAGTGCAGCGGCAATCATTCGCCGATCTTCAAGTTTTCGTTCGTTGATGTGCCCCAGCGGCGTGAACCAAAGGTGATCCATCACCGCTTGTTGAAGTTTTTCGGCTTTTTTATAGGCCCAGTCAGTTTTCGTTCTGTTTGTCATTTCTTCTCCCCTTTTGCAGCAGGACTAAAAAATATAACAATGGTGAATACCCCGCCGAATAGCGGCCAAAACCATAAATTTGGACGGTCATCGACAAAACTGCTGATGAGAAACAGGGGAAGGGCGGGCAGCGCACCAAGAACCATCCCAGTAATCACGCTAAAAAGAATTCGTCCCAGCATCGGGGCCTCCCTATAAAACTTTCGGTCTGTAATCGGACGGCGGAATCCCTTTCGCTTTCTTTGTGGCCTTCTCTCGCTTGGCAATCTGGTCGTCCGTGTCCAGGTCTTCGGTGAAAACGGTGCCAACTTGCTTGCGCTTGGGCTGCTCGCCTATCACGCGGTCTTTGTTGATGCACGACCAGCAGGCTGCGCGGAACTGTCCGCTTTCGTCGCGCTTGGCATAGCCGTTCTCTTCCTTGCCGCAGAAGCCGCACTTACCGCGCGAGTCGGGCCAGGTATGAGCCAACTCAGCAGTCATCACCTTGACATCCTCCCCCGCCTGAAGTGCGGGGTTTTACGACGCCGTGGATAAAGTGCCATATCACGCAAAGACTTTTGTTCGGGGGCGCACCAATAGGCCGCAAATTTTTCCAAAACTTCTTCGCGTGTGCCGTCTTTTCCGACATGAAACGGATTACAGAAAATAGATTCAGGGAACCCCGCCCATTTACGCCCAATATAGAGCGTAAAATTGATTTGCTTTTGGTTGATCTTCACAACTTTAACGGGCATTGTCGGTTCTACCTTTGCGGGCGATAATCACCGCGATGCCACCATTTTCTGTAAAAAACGCGCGCATCCCCGTTTTGTATTCATTCTCGTCCAGTGTGGTCACGTATTCTTTGAGTGCCGCGATGATTTCTTCTGGCGGCGCAGCAAGAAGTAGTTTTGCGATGGAGCGCGCGGAAGGAAGCACGCCTGTCATTTCGTACGCGGTCGCCGTAATTTGAGAGACTCGGGGATCATCCACATCGGCGCGCTTCTCGGCAAACTCGGGACCAAGCCGAGAATCCACTACTTTCACATATTCGGTCAAGGGGTATCGCGGGTTCTTATCCTGGACCTCGCGGCACCATTTCTCAAAATCGGCTTCGACGGCAGCGCGCCCGTAAGCCTCTTCGATCAATTCAAATTTATCTTTCATCCGCGATAACCCAACATGGGTATTGTGGAGAACCCGAGCCGCGATCCGTGGTAATGACTTCTGAAGAGACATCAGAACCTCCCGCAACATGCATTTAGTTTTGAGACGTGAGATTTCGTATGTAAAGCTATTGATATCAGAGGGTTGGTTGTCTCAGAAGGGTTTTGAGACAGTTCTGAGACGTGAGACAACTTTGTGACCAAAGAGTAATCTTGTCTCAAAACCCCCCTCTGTCTCAGAACTGTCTCAGAAGGGTTTTGAGACGAATATATTATTGATTCTATTATATATAGAGGTAAAATCTCACGTCTCAAAACTGTTTTATCTGTTCCGAGGATATTTTGAACCTGAACCTCCCCATGGCTGAAGCCATGGGGATTCCGAACTGCGCCATGCTTACGCACAGCACACCTCGACCCTCGTTCCGAGGGCAGCCTGTAGCGTGTTACGAGCCGCATTGACATCGCGGTCGTGAAGAGTTCCACACTCTGTGCATCGCCACTGCCTTATCGACAACCCTGCCCATCCTGTAGGACCAGAGAGGCTCCCGCAGTTGGAACAGGTTTTGGTGGAAAACTTAGAATCAACTTCGACATATTCCGTACCGCCTGCACGGCTTTTGTACGAAAGCATCCGTCGAAGTTGATAATGTGAAGAACTGGAAACGCTCTTCCCAAATTTGTTGGCAACACCTTTATGGTTGTCTGCGGAGAACGCAATCAAATCGTTTTCCGCGACAAGTTGCCGAGATAGTTTGTGGTTTCGGTCTTTGCGCCGATTGCCCATGCGTTCTTGCAAACGTGCGGCAAGGGTTCGGTCGTTGCCGCGTTGCGCTTGCGCCAATCTTTGTGCGCCCGCTTCCAGTTCCCGAGGATGCTCTATAATCTCGCCCTCGGATGTCGTGAGCAGGCTCTTGAATCCAGGGTCGATTCCGATCTGTCCATGCGCTGTGTGCGCAATCGGTTCTCGGTCGGCAGCAATGAACAGGCAGAGATACCAACCCGACGCACGTTTGACAATGCGCCCACACTTGATTTTGCCCTCGGGAATATCCTGACGGTGGAATCGAACAGAGCCCAACCCAGGCACTGCAATATGGTTGCCGACAGGCGCACGTAATGGATCAGGGAACGGAATGCTATTGAGTTTGTTGCGTAGTCCTTTGAGGTGAGGCTTCTTTGCTAATTTCTTGAAGCATCGGCTCCAAGCTAGATGCGCCTGCGATAGCATGCCCTGCAGGGTGTGGCTGGGAATCTCCATCTTTTCGCTGTGCCCTGCCAGCAGATTGTGAAATTCTTTCGGGGAGTAGAAAATCTTATCCTTCGCATCCAATTCTATTTTCTTGACCGCCCAGTTCCACACACCCGTGAGGTTCCACAGCCAGCCCGTCAGAATGGCATCCTGTTTGGTGTTGAGCCGAAGTTTGAGTTGCGCTTGAATCATCAGACGTTCTTCTGATTTTCAACGTACTGTTTAATCACTGAAAGCGGAGCACCACCGACTGTCGAAACGAAATACGAATTTGTCCAGAGCGTCGGCAGACGTGAAACCAAACTGGCAAATTCTTTGCGCAGTGTATGCGACGACACACCTTTGAGATTTTTGACAAGTCGATGTATCCCAAATTGTGGGTCCACTTCGACCAGCAGATGTACGTGGTCGGGCATAATCTCTAAGGCGATGATTTCGGCTCGATACTTCTTGCATGTCTGTCGCAGGACCTGTTCGCATCGTCTCGCTATCGGACCATCCAGCACCTCGCGTCGATACTTCGGGCACCAGACGACGTGATATTTGCTGGAGTACACGACGTTGTTGTTTGACTTGTATCCTTCGAGCATGATGCATTATACCAGTCTCCGCTACCTATTGCAATAGGTTTCTTTGTGCAAACTACTCGCTTGACCCCATGCCTGAAGGCAGGGGGTTGCGCTCACACTCACTCATACTTAAACTCCGTGCTGGTCGGCCCCGCCTCTTCGTCCTCTTGTGGATCGTTGGTTTCGTTCATAGGGGTAAGTTTCCAACACAATTTTCCCGCTATGCGAACATCCTTTTGAACGTGTGCAACCTCGGCGGCCCGATAGAGAGTCGCACGACTGATGTTTTCCAAATCCCGTGCAAGAACGATGATTTCTTTGCCCAGGCGCGGCCCATCTTGAAGCTCGCGCTCAAGGAAATTGATGGCTTTCTGAAGTGATTCAGGTGGCCGCCCGCCAGGGTCCTGTTTCGGGTCTTCTGTTGCCTGAACGGGCACCAAACGCCCACCCTCAAACTGCAGCGTGAACTTCTCAGCAGGGGCGTTTCGTGGAAGGATCGTCAAAATTCTCTGTGGCGCGGTGCCGTCATCATCCTCCGCGAATTCCAGAACGCAGACGGTTTCACAATTGCGGCCCCAGGCTTCGCTGCCTGACAGTTTGTCGCGCTTGGCTGCGTAATCTTCCCCGCGCTTGGTCTTAGGAGCCCCGACGCTACAAATTAAGGCTATATGGAAGTGGGCTGCCGTTTCTTGTAGTTGGCGCATGAAGGGGGAAACGACTGATTTTTTGTTGGCGTCGTCGAGAAGCATATCCAGCCCCTCAATGAAGATGATGTTGGGGGTTGGATTCATCTTTTCGATTTCATTGATGACGCTTTGCACTGCCTCGGTGCCGAAAGCAAGCGGTAGCGGCGTCGTAGGTATATCCGATGGAAGCAGGTTCAATCGCCGCATCGTGCGGGCGAACGCATTCCTGCCTCGGTCGTATGCCAGAACTTGAAACAAATATCCATGAGTGCGGTGATCGTGTATGGGGTAGCCTTGCTTCTGTTTGTGCAGCATTTCAAAAATCCACGTTGTCTTTCCCGTACCGCTGGCTCCACCAATCAGACTGATGTCGCCAAGAGGGAACCATCCATCATCTTGACCAGCCATAGGTGCAATCACATATTCCCCATCTGGATCAGGGCGCGCAGGGGTGTGAAATTCAATCGCGGCAGATACTGACACAGGCTTACCAGTAAGATTGGTGCCAATAGCCGCTTTGATGGATCGCTCACGATAATCTTTTCGGTTGTGCCATTTCTCCCGATGCCCTGGCTTGGACACACTAAAGAATGATTCCATTTTCAGCGGGTTGTTTTGTGTGAGCGCGGCAAGCCGAGTCAATAGATAGAAATCCGCACTGGAGTCGTCGCCGTTAAACAGTGATGTATCTCCCAGCCATGCGGATTTGAACTTTTTATCTTTGTTCTGGGTTATCAGGAGATACGGCAGTGTGATGTCCGCGATTTTTGGGATTCCGTCGCCGAGCACCTTTTCCCCAGTCATTGTGAAATAGCGACCGCCCTCTTGACCGTGATATATTTCAATTCCGCTGTGCGCCTGTGATAATTTTCTGCCGCCCTCGGGCAACGCGGCGCAATCTACAAAAGCATGAAGCCCTGTCCCGCTCGGGGATTTTTCTGTGTATGGGTCCCCCAATAAGCTCAGAATCTCCAACACGTATGGATCAATGACACCTTTATGATTGATGGCGTTGTCGAAATCGATCCCAACTATCGAAGTTCCATGCAGTTCGAATCCCACACCGTTGTAGTCGGAGCCTTCCAGCACGTCCCCAGTTTTGATGGCTTGTTCGAATGTTGCCCAGGTCATGGCGTCATTGGATTTCGCCATGCTGCCAGTCTTGGCATCGAAGGGAATTTTGGTCGCCTTACCATCGCGGACGACAGACTTCCAGACGACCCAATTCGGATACTGCTTGAGTATCGCAGGGATATTTTCGAGCATGAGAGTGTAGACTACTCCGATTCTTTACCGAAGTCAAGCTCATCTTCTTGCTTGCGAACCAGAAGCATGTCCCGCAACTCGGGACGATTAGCGCAGATGCCCCGCATCGGGCAGTTCGGGCACCGCTCATTCGGAAATCGGACCCCAGAATTCATGGCCCAGTCTTCGTTCTCGTTTGCCCGCACGATGTTCACGATGTCGCGCTTGATCTTGCGTCCGATATCTTCCGCGCTTTCTTTTGTGATGACCGCCGATTTGAATTGTACACGCTGCTTGGTGATGACCCGCTCGGGCGCATGCTTGGCGTTTGCCTCGATGTATTGCTGGCGCGCCGCCTTTACCGCCTTGCTCTCGCCGACGAATTGCGCGTCCATTTCATCAACGACACGCTGGTTCTGTGTAACCCAGATGCCGAATTCATCCTTCGCCAACACGATGGCGTTATCACCAGGCTGCAGGTCGGCGTAGGGCTCCAGGAATGTAACCGTGTCGCCCCGAGAAATAGACCGCCCCATCTTGCGGAACCACAAGAACGCGACGAGCTTGCTGGTGTCTTCGGGACGCCATTTCACCCACGCATAGCTGCGAAGCTGTGGGTCCAGCACCGTAAATTCAGGCACATCGTCGCCCGATGTCTTCATATCAACAATCTCAGGCTCGCCCGTGGCTTTGTCAGTCACCACCACATCAATGTAGGATGTGAATTCAATCCCAGCCAACTTCGTGTCTGGAAACACCTCAAAGTTGGTCTCGACCTGAAAGTCCATGGGATTGTTCACGACGTATGGAAACGTCGGATAGCGGATAGCGTAGAGACGCACCAGGTCCTGGCCGTTCAGATTCAGGTTGTTCCAGTCCTTGTCCGTCTTGGAATACGTGTACGGCTTGTCGTTGTGCGCGGCCCAGAGCCGCACAAATTCCGCGACAGCCGCCGCCGTGTCCTGGCGGTGCTGGTGCCAGAATGTGATGGCCTTCTCCAGCGCGGTGCCGAAGTGTGTAGACGACCGTTGGATTTTTTCGGTCCAACCCTGCACGCGCTCCAGATAGTACTTGCGGGCGCAGTAGGTGAACGAGTCGGACCCGCTATAACTATGGCGGGTGACGAAGTACCCCTTACTGTTGATGTACAAGTGCGGTTTCATGCTGCTCATGCTCTTTAGCCACGCCCATCTTACTTCTTCTGTTCTCTGGCGTCAATAGTACTAAAGTACTGGAGAATGTCAAGAAAAAAGGTTCGCCTGTTCCTGTAGGTGGTCAACTTCTGTTGCCTTCTCGCGCAACTTGTCCAAAATTTCGTCGTTTAGATATCGCCGTAGGTACGGCGACGGTGTTCCTGCGAACGAAATGCGCAGCATGTCGATTGGCCGACTGATTGCCACGAACCAAATTCTTCGCTCTTCCATCGGATCGCCCTTAGCGTGCGGGAAGCCCTTGGCGTTCGCACCGATGATGTAAACATTCTTCCACTCACCGCCCTTCGCCTGGTGAACCGTGGAGATTGACACGCCGCGCGGGTCGTTGCGTCGATGCATCATCTTGTTCGCGTAGACGACAAAATCCTTCGCCATCCGAAAATCTTTTCCGATCAATTGCAGTGTCTTCAGGTTTTCCAGGGCGTCGTTGTCGCGCTCCGTACGATCTTCAACAGCGTAGTGTTTTTCGACTCCTGGTATGGTTAAATTCAATCCAGCTTCGGTCGAAATCAAGGGATACTGTTTCAGGGCTTCGATGGCTTTGCGGATTTCGTTCTGTTTCCAGAATCCCGACTTGCCCAGCAAATGATATCGAAGATTATACCGCGCGCACAGCCGCTCCAGCAATCCAACCATGCGGTTCGTGCGGGCAAGAATGATGCTGTTAAGTGGGTCCCGCTGCGAAAGTTTCAACGCGGACTCAGCTTCGGCATCGTCTGTCCAGTACATCCGCAAGCCAATAGGCGTGCCTACATCTTTGCGGGCGGCCACCATTCGATCTAGCAACTCTTTCGGGGTACCAGGCGGCGCGTTCTCTCGGATGAACTGTACTATCGTTTGTGTGCTGCGGTAATTGCGCCCCAAGTAATAGTATTTACCTTGCGGAAACCACTGCTGAAAGTTCGTGATGTTGTCAGGCTTCGCGCCACGAAAACTGTAAATCGCCTGTCCTGGGTCCCCGACTACTGTAATGTTTCCATGCTTCTCGGCCATCAGTTGCATCATGCGCCACTGCAGGTCGTCCGTGTCTTGGGCTTCATCGACAATCAAATACTTCGGAGACCACCTTGCACGAGTTTGTGCATTTTCTAGTGATTGCACAGAATCGGCCAACATGGAATCGAAGTCCATCCAGCCTTCGGTTGCGCGGGTCTGCTCGTATTCCGCGTACCCTCGCGCCATGCCGTAATCAAAATCGTTCATGCCGTTCACGGCTTCGTCTGGCGAAATGTTGTTGCGCCGCATGCGTGCGATGAAGCCATCCAGTTCCTTGTAATCCAGATGATACTTGCGCACGAGCTTGCACATCAGTCGGTGCCGTAACTCGGGATCGACGGGTTTGCGTTCAGTCTCGGAACAAATCAGATAGCCCAGGCTATGGAAGGTGGATACGACGCCCTTCACACCTGCCCGTTTCTCTAGGGCAGATGACATCTCTTTCGAAAACGTCACTGCGCGGATTTCAGATGGGGAGACACCAGAATCGATCAACTTGTTAATTAAAGCGGTCATGGTGGCTGTTTTACCCGAGCCAGGACACGCGATCACCGACCGCGCGCCTCGGTAGTCCGTAACAACCCGCTGTTGATCTGGATTCAACTCCAGCATGGGGCCTCAATTCGCGAAGTAGTCATGAATGCGGTGAAACCAGTGCTCTGGGTCGAGCTTGTGTGCCACCTTCCCGTGAAGGAAGTGCCAGCCAACCCAGAGCACAAAGAAAGACAACTCTACCCCGAAGCCTTGCCAGAGACCAGCCCAGACAAGCCGCAAAATATCACGAAGCATGAATCACCTCAGAAATTGGAGAGGCGGTGCTGGAGTCCGATTTATCAGGTCGGCCCTTTACACCGCCCCATGAAGCAGCCACGGTAGGCATCTCTGTGGTCAGCCGTACGAGCCCCGTGTCAGGTTGCTTCCCTATAGCTCCGCTTGGTCACTAGGGCTGCTTCAATCTCGCTAGAACGGGATATCGTCGTCGTCAACGGGCTGGGCTGTGGGGCGCGACGCGGGTCGAGCCGCTGGCTTGCTGGCCTGGCGATTCTGCGCGGGGTTTTGCTTCTCGCCGCTCGCATCGGACAGCTTTTTGATGTCGGTCACATTGATTTCGGTCGTGTATCGCTTGTTGCCGTCTTTGTCATCCCAGGATCGGGTCTGCAGTTTGCCTTCGGCGTAGATCAGGTCGCCCTTGTGGAGATATTTCTGAACGAACGCTTCGACGGAGTTTCCCCAGACAACAAGATTGTGCCACTCTGTCTTCTGAACCTTTTCGCCGTCCTTGTTCTTGTACGACTCGTCGGTTGCGAGACTGAAACTCGCCACCGCCGCGCCGCTTCCTGTAAAACGGACTTCGGGGTCTTTCCCGAGCCGACCGATTACGATTGCCTTGTTCACTGACATTGCCATGCTACACCTTCCTTTTTGAGTTTGCTCTTGCGAGCCGTGACGTTACTTCTTCTCTTCAACTCCGTTGGCCTTGTTCACCAGCTTGGCGAGACCAACCAAACCGTCTTCCAAGCCCTTGACGTGATCCACGCGCTGGAAGAAATCATCCCATTGCGCCTTCGTGATGCTCTTGGCTTCCGCCGCGCCAGTGATGAACAGCAAGAATGCCAGCAGTTTGCGATTGACGGGCAGCCCCTTGCTGGACTTCAGTTTCCCCTTGGCCGTCAAGTCGTCGCCCAGGGTGCTGAACGCCTTGCGATACTGCGTCAGTTCTTCTTCGGTCGGCAGTGTGTCGTCAGCCGCAGCCTGTGCATTCTTCATCTGCGACGGGGCAGCCGCAGGTGCCGCACCAGATGATTGTTGAGTCCCCGTGGAGGGGACAGGCTGGCTGGGCCCAGCCGAGGCAGGAGCATTCTCGGGCTGGGCGGGCCCTAAAGGGACATCGGTCGTCTCCAAAACCCGCTGCGCTGGGGCGGCAGCGGCGGCTGGAGCGCGCGGAGCCGCGTGGCGGGCATCCTGGAAGTCAGGGGGCTCGGCTGGAGAGTAGCCTTCGGGCTCTGGCGCGCCATCCACAACTGGATCGGCTTCTGGGTCCGCTTCATCGGGCACTAGGAAGCTATTTCGTAGCGCGTACTTGATTGCGCCCGTCTGGGCCTTGTAGATGGCTTTGTCGCCCGTATCCGCGCCAGTCCCGAGACCGCTAGAAGTCAGCATCTCTTCCGACTCGGCGTCATGAAACACGATAGTGCAACGTACATCGACGGCGTTGAAAGGGGCATTCACATCTTTCGCTCGGGCGATGGTATACTGCCGCTCATTGACCATGTTGATTTCGGCATAGACCTTGAGCTTCAGAAGGGTCTTGCGCACGGCGCGAACCATGTCGGCGGCGCGCACGTACGAGTAATTTTGCTTGCTATTCGTCCCCAGCTTTTCAATGTGGTCAATCTCTTCGTAAACCTGAATCAGCTTCTCGCGCAGTGTCATAGAACTTCTCCTATTAGGAACCTTTTTCCCTGTAATCGCTTCTTGAATTTGTTGTGCAACCCAGTCTCGGGTATCAATCAATAAATTCGCAGATACCGTTAAGTGCCGACTTGTCGGGCGATGATAAAAATGAATCGTGGCGGGAGTAGGATCAGATTCCCCGAATGGAATTTGCAAACCATCCCACTCGCCGCCCGCAGCGACTACCTCTTTTCGGGCCATGTCAAGAAATGAGTCGGTACTGCTCACTCACCTATAGTACAAAAGTACCATTGCATTGTCAAGAACTTTTTATTGCCGCCGTCCGATATACCACCACCAGCCGAAGGAAAAGCGCCACATCACGAATTGATTGATTACTCTCCCCAACAGAGTCTTTTTGAAATCGGCGCAGCAATCATACTCGTAGGTCCAAGCACTAACTGCCAGTCCATCCCAGTCATTGCACCAATGTCCGTCGATTTGCTTTACCACTTTCTTTTCGTACGCATCCCAATTCATTGGTTTAGCCTTTCTTGTAAACCTGGCTGGTGTACCCTTCCGCGCCTAAAATCAAACCAGGGGCCCAGTCAGGCACCTGCGTCATGCACCAGATCAAGTCATCGAGCCGCAGCCCGAAGGGGTCGTCGTTATCTTCCGTCGCGATTTCGTCGTGGAACAATCCCCAGATATTAAAGCCCATCTCGTCGGCCAGGAACATGCTGTTCAGGAGATCGTCGCGCGAGATTGCCTGCACCGCGTTCTCGCAGAGCTTCCCGCCGTACGTCTTGACCCGCCCCCACTTGTGCCGTTTCTTAATGTTCTTGCCGTCTGCACCCTGTATCGCACTGTGCTCGATGCCGTCGTAATAGATCGTGTACGCCGTGTACGGCTGGCCCGTCTTCTGGCTGGTGCGCTTTTCTTCTTCGAGCGAGACATTGAGATAGTGGAGCGCGCGTCCCGATGGCAGCACCATCTGAATCATGTAGCCGCCATCTTCCATTTTTTTACGCCGAAACGTAATGACACATTGCTTGCCTTTGGTCGGATGCTCAACCCATTCCTTTGCCTTTTTGTCCCAGGTCACTTCACCGACTTTGATGACGCCGCCATGCTTGAAAACCTGCTTGAAGGCTTCTTCCAAGTCCGTCCAGAACTGGACGACTTCTGGCCAGGCGTCGCGCAAAATCTTCACGGCTTTATGAGCCAATTCTTTGGGCATGTCAACGCCGCAGACGGACAAAGCATAACCCCATAGCCCGCCGCGCACTTCGTCGCCGTATTCATTGAAATACATCTCGCCGCCGCCCAGACCATACCCGCCGCCGAGCACAGGCGGCTTTGAGTTTTGGCGTCGCTCTTCAAATTCGGCATTTTTCGGTTTGTGATTGCCGTGCTCGTCGATTTTGATCCACTCTTCGTACGGAATCCCGTACAGTTCAACCCCAAATGACATATAGGGGCAGCGACCTTGCCTGAAAACATCAAGGATTTTCTGGCAGCCAGATGCCCACCCCAGGACGCGATTTTCAATGGCGTTCTTGTCGGCGACGTGAAAGACTTTCCCAGGCGTCGCTTGGAAGAGCGACCGCAACAGCGTAATAACGAATTCGACGACCGTGATTGAGTCTTTGGGATTCGGAGTGTTCGTAAATTCTCGGATAATCCCATCGTAGTCTTCGCGGTCCAGAAGATCGAGTGCCAGGGCTAATTTTTTCTTGACCGCTTTCTCGCCCCGAGGGAGATTCTGAACCTGCATCGATGTGTCTTCCCCGCCGCCACTCGCCCAGCGCCCCGTGCGGGGCGCGCCCATATAGCGGAACTGGTAGCGCAGACGGTCATCCGCCGAGAGTAATGCCAGGAGCTTTTCAATCTTTGTGTATGATGACTTACGGGCAGAAGAACGCAACTTTAATGCCGCACGGCACTCTGGGGTAATGGGGGACGCGGGATTATCGATTTCTGCTTTGACGGTCGGGGCCCGCAGCGAGTTCCATTTGTACCCGCGCGCGGCGACCCACTCTTTCATTTGCACGTCAGAGTTGGGATTCTCCAGCCCCGTCGCCTCTTTCAGCAGGTCCCGCTGATCCTTAATGAAGCGCAGAGCCAGCCGCAGCCCTTTCTCGGCAAGGTCGCGGCGTATAGGGATGCCGAAGATATTGATTTTTTGGTCTAACAGCCATCCCCGCCACTCGCGTTCGGGGAGTGCGATCTTGCGCAATCGATGCCACAAGTCTCGCTCGGCGCGCACATCCTGTCTGCAGTACTCGATGTATTCTGCAAACTCGCGTGGATGGCTCTCATGGGTGCGAAAGAGTGGTGGCGCAATACCGAACAGCGTCATCTCCCCACCCTGGCTAACGGGGTTGCAAAACATATGAACCAATTCTTCGCCGCGCGGGTCTTTCTGATTTTTCATCCGAAGAATTTCAGCTACGTCTTTCAGATGCCCTGGGAGAGAGAGCGCATGTGCCAAGACAATGGGGTCGCGGAATTCCGATATCGGCGGGGCAGGCCAATCCCCGACGTATCGGGGGAGAACATATTTCGTGATCGCGCGTTCAAACGCAGCATGCCACGCCACTTTGATGATTTTGTGATCGTACAGCGCGTTGAACAACTTCTCAGGCATGGGGCCCTGGTGCGGCAGCCACACTTCAATCTCTTCGTCGTCCAGAGCCCACGCCAGCATCGATATCCCAGTAGACGGATGCTTGGCGTAGTTATCGAGACCAACTTCCTTCAGGTCAATGAGGGAGAAGGTTTCGTAGTCGGCATAAAGAACTTGATAGGCCACAGAATGTCCTATGCGGGAACTGCCATCGCGCACAGCAGGTCCTTCACCTTCTCCCACGAGTCGAAATGCGTGACCTGGGGCATGTAGTGAAAGATGTTCTCATACTCGGTACCTACAACGAAGATCGGTATCTTGCGCGTGAGCCCGATGCCGAGCGCAACACCGAATTCGACATGCCGCCCCGCGCGGATGATTGTTTTGGTCGGATCGGTCCAAAAGACCAGGATATCCGCTGCACGCACGTCTTTCATGTCCTGAATGGCGTAGGTGCGGTGCTGCTCGGGAGTGATGTCAGCCATTTGCGTGCTCGGAGCATGCGGCTCGGTGAGCCAACTGGACGTGACAACGATCCCGCTCGCGCGCAGTTCTTCTGCCCGCGCTTGAATCTCGTCCTTCATTAAATACGGCGCAGCCAAATAGACTTTCAATGGTTTCATGGTCATCTCCGTTAGAATTTTTTGCCGTGGGGGAACGCACGATTTTCTGGGCGGTGGTCGGGACGATTGCGGTTGTACTCATTCTTCGCCACGATGGCGTCCGCTAGTCGCAACTTGCGGTCGGTGGCGTAGTTCATGAGACGGATCACGGCGTCAGCAATCTCGGCCTCTTCTGCTGTGAAGTCAGGGATATGATCGTCCGCCTCCGCGTTTGTCCTGACTGCTTCGAGGGCTTCGCTGAGTTCACTCGTGACAAGAGCCAGCTTCAAACCAATGCGGGCGTTCTCATATTGCTCTAGAAGCGGAAGAAATTCACATCGATCCAGGCCAATGAGGTAGGCTTGTAGTTGTCTGAGACGGGAATCTTGATTGGTGAACCCGTTTTTCTGGTTAATGGTCGCCGCTTCGGCTTGAAAATCTTCAAAGGCAGTAATGAAACGGTCGCTAAGAGTGCTCATTATTTCCCCTCCACTTTAACGTCTGGGAGCTTGGCACCACGCGCAATAGGCGCGCCTTCGGCTTCGAGTTCGAGTTGCAGCAAGGCCAGGGCACGCCATGCGAGCTTCGCGGAGTGCCGCATGCCATCAGTATCGATCTTGCCACGCTCCAGGTAGTGGCGGACAATGGTATCGGCCTGGTCGGTGCTCTTCCCGCGCGCCCAATGTAGCGGCTCGCCAGGATTATGCTGCTGGTTGCCATGAAACGAGACCTTGGCGACTTCGGCCAGAGCGGCTGGGAAATAGTCCAGCACTCCTGTCCCTATCGGAATCTGCTTCCGTTCTTGGGGGTCGGCAGGCAGAAGCGGATTTGTAACGCAGATTATATGCCCAGGCGCGATTATATGCCCAGGCGCGATTATCGGGCCAGAGTTTCCGCTGGAAACAAAATACGTTGCTTTTTCACTTTGAGACATCTTTCACCTCGTTTTTGAAGATTAGCTTGCGCAGTTCTGTTTCAATCTTGCCCGCGACTTCGGGATGTTCGACCAAAAACAAACGGGCTCTTTCTTCCCCTTGTCCCAGTCGCTCGTCCCTATATGAAAACCAAGTGCCGCTCTTTTCGAGAACCTTATGCTGCTCGCCCAGGCGCAGCAAATCAGTCTCGTGCGAGATGCCGTACCCATACAGGATGCGGACTTCCGCTTCACGAAATGGGCTGGCAACTTTATTCTTGACAACTTTGATACGGGTGTCGGCACCAATCACCTTGTCGCCATCTTTGATGACCCCGATCTTGCGGATATCTAGGCGGACGGATGCATAAAACTTCAGAGCGCGCCCGCCCGTCGTTGTCTCGGGATTGCCGAACATCACGCCGATCTTTTCGCGAATCTGATTGATGAAAATCAGCACCGTCTTGGTCTGATTCGTGATGCCCGTGAGCTTGCGCAGAGCTTGTGACATCAGGCGCGCCTGAAGTCCCATCTGCGGATCACCCATATCGCCTTCAAGTTCGGCCTTCGGCACTAGGGCCGCCACCGAATCAACCACGATGATGGCGATTTTGCCCGACTGAATCAAGGACTCTGTGATTTCCAGTGCCTGTTCTCCGTTATCGGGCTGAGACACCAGCAGGTGGTCAACATCGACGCCCAGCTTGCGAGCGTAGACTGGGTCCAGGGCATGCTCGGCGTCTACGAAGGCTGCCTTACCGCCGAGTTTTTGCGCTTCGGCGATGATGTGGAGTGCCAGAGTGGTCTTGCCGCCCGACTCGGGCCCGTAGATTTCAACAACGCGCCCGCGTGGAAGCCCGCCGACGCCCAGAGCTTCGTCGAGAGCCAGCGATGACGTGGGGATCACATCGATGGGCACAAATTCCTTGCTGCCCAGCATCATGATAGAACCCTTGCCGTGTTGCTTTTCGATGCCTGCGACCACGTCAGATAGATTTGTAGACACTTCGTCTTTGCTGCTCACGGATGCCTCCGAACTGGGCGACTACTCAAGGAAAATTGGTGCAGTCATCGTCTTCTCCATGAACTTTTTGTTCACAAGGAAGATAGTTTGGCTCGGCTTCTCAAACGATGCCTTGATCGAAACAGCGTAAGCATTATAGCCGATCAGGCTACCGTTGCAAATGAAATTTCCGCCGTCAAATTTGGTGTGGAAGTGGCCGAACACGTCGAGATTCGCGACCCGCGCTTTGTTCCACTGCGCGATGGCCTTGTTCACGGGGATGGTTATGCCTCCAACGCCTCCCTGGTAGTTAATCTGGTGTCCATGGTGGAACCGCACCACATACTTGTCGAAGAAGGTGACATACGAGTGATAGCCAGTCGCGACCTGGAATTTTATGCGCGGGTTGTCTTTGTAGTGGTCCCGCATCACGTAGTACATGTAGTTTTCCAGCGAGTTTCCCGCTTCGGTTGCGATGCGCTGTTTCTTTGTTGTCCGCGCGTGATTGCCGCTGTGGCAGACAACGAGAAGCTCCAGGTCTTTTGGGGTGTGCGCCAGAATGTAATCGATGCCGCCGATCAAGTGATTCTGCGCATTGTACGCCGCATCCATTGGCGCGAGAAGATTGGACTCAGCCGCGTCTTCGTGAATGTTGTTGTTGAAAAAGTCGCCCAGTAGTGCAATGACCAGAGTGTGGATATTTGTTTTTTGTTGCTCGATGCCCAGCCACGCCAACGTACCATGAACCAACTGGGAGAATCGGCGGTCATAGATTTCGAGATTGAATTCATTCTTGCCGCTGACTTGACCTGGGTCCACTTTCTCTTCATTGTGGTGGTCGGACCATACCGCGACCGCTGCCGATTCGCTCGTGCCCGTCGATACGTGGGGGTGAATCTCGGATGCCTGGGGAGTTAACTGGCGGAAGTCGGTAATCGTATGCAACTCAGTTTCGAGTTGCACCACTTTCTCCTGCAGCGCATGGATTTGGACTTCTTTCCCTTCACGCTTGTCCCGCAACGCCTGCAGAGCAAGATCAACTTTTGCCTTTTCGGAGACGGGTTTTGCTTTTGCCACTACATCCTTAATTTTCGCCATTGGTTTCCTCGGGTTCTGTCAACTGCGCACGCAACTTTGCAATGCTCTTTGTGCTGCCCCAGAACAGTTTCTGGTCAACCTTCTCGCGGTAGTCTCGCAGAATGGGATGTCGGAGTTGAGAGCCTGATGGTGACAGGCCCATCTGCTCTCCAAGTTCCATAGTCGTCACGATATCACCGAACGGCAACTTATCAAGAAACGCGATGATTTTCTGAACCATTGGAGGGATCGGCATCTGATTTGTGGACAAGACTTTCGCCCCGTTCACTCTGAAACCCGCAGGTAGCGGCATAAGCCCCCTTAAAAGCCAGTATAAGTCTTGATTATTTGGCGTCCGATGAACCCAACAACAACGCCCGCTTCGAACCAATGCAGCTTGGATTTGCGTGCCTGCGCCTTCAGTAAATTTTTGTCGTCAGTGCATGCATTTGCTGCCGCGACATTCTCGATGTTCAGTGCATCGATTTGCTTATTCAGCCCGACGTTAATGGATGCCAGGCTCGTGAGTTGCGTTGTCTGATTGGTGGCGATGGTCTGTTCGTCCTTCAGGTCGGCCTGCAGAGTCGGCACACTTTCGAGTTGCACGACCGTTTCTATCGCCGCTGCGGGTGTCACCAACAATGCATCGGGAATACCCTTACCCCCAGGCTCGACTTGAATGGACTCAGGCGCAGCATTCAACAAAGCTGCCCATCGTTTGCCCAGTTCATTCGGGGGGAGTGTTCGGTCGGCGGCTTGTTGAGTTTGCGTCACGGCGTTGCGTGTAGCCTGCGCGTTCGCCAGTGCCTTGTTTGCAGCGGCGAGTTGGGTCGCGAGAGTCTGGTATTGGGCGGCAGCTTTCGCATTATCCGCCGCAATCTGTTTGACGGCATCGGTGTCCGCTTGGAGCTTGGCATGAGCCAAGATGTCGGTTCGCTGGTCGTGAGCTTCCCAGGCGTTCAAGCCGCGATGCACAAAATACAGACTGGCCAACAAGCTCAAAACAATAATAATTAGACGTTCATGGGTTTTCAGGAAGGACATGGCAGGTGTATCGGACATTTTAGTCTCCAGGTCTATATAGTGCGGCAGTACTAGCCCAATGTCAAGACTTTTTTAGTCGAGCAAAGAGATAATCCATCACGGGCTGCAAATTTTCTGGATGCGCCGCTGCATCGAAAAATCGCTCGATGTATCCCAACCCGTAGTTGCACTTCCCGCACAGAATTCCTCGAATCGACTGCGGCATCATTTCTTTTTTCACACCTGCGATTGCTGCCGCTTTGGTGCGCGCGTGTTTCGAAAAAACAACTTTGCGCTGTTCGTCGCAACCTTGGGCGAACCATTTCAAACCCATAGCGATCATATGGGGATCGGTTTGCCTGGTCGCGCACACCTTAAAATGGAAGTGATCCACACACGGGTGCCCATGCGCATCTAGGGGACCACCGCAGATTTTGCATTTGCCGTCTTGTTGGCGGGCTCGCTCGTTACGGTCGGCGAGAGTGATGCCAAATTTACGCTGGATTCGGAGGTCTTTGGCTCGGTCTTTTTGGCTCTCGCTGCGTACCATCGATGCCGCTCCCTAAAATAGAGTTGCATGACATTGCCCGACCGCCGCGCTTCATACCAGCACAGGATGTCGGCTAGGAGAAGTAAGACCAGCAGGACGTGGTCGAACATACCCCTATGTTACACGCTTACCGCACGGGTGTCAAGGACTGCGTTTGCCCCTTCAAAATCGCGCGGACTTCATCACCCGAGAGCTTTCCCTTGGTCGTGATGTGTGTCGTCAACGTGTTGATGTGCTGTTGCACCGCAGGATCAGCCAGCAACGCATTCACACGGGCCCGCGCTTCCGCCTGCAGTTCAGGAGCCTGCCCAAATGCCGCTGTTCCCCTGCCCGCCAGGACCTGGGCTCGTGCTGCCACATCGCCGCTCGCATGCCGCGCGGTCGTGCCGCCCTGTTCCGAGAGACCACCCGCGTACGACGTGGCGATCATATTGCGAACCTCGTCGGGCGAGAGTTGACCCACGGTTTGCTTTCCAGCGGGCGGCTGGATGTCGGTCACGCCACCACCAGCCGTGAGTCCAGTCATGTTGACAGAGCCAGGATTCAGTGCTTCGCTAATGACGGCGTGCGCTGCCTCATGACGGGCAGCATTGAAACGGGTGTCGGGATCGTTCATATTATCCGCGACCGTCTTGGTTTGCTTGAGTTTTGTTGGGATGGGCTTCTTGGCTGCGGAGCCAGGTTTTTCCAAGCCCTTGAGAACATTCGCGCCAAACTGAAAGGAAGTATCGCCCTCTTCGGGCTCGGCAGCTTCGCTTGGTTCAGCGGGCTTGCCGAGACGGGAGAGACCCTCCATCAGCCCTTCTGTACGACTTTCAGCAGGTCCGCCAGCGGGGGCACTTTCCCTGCCGCCTTGAGCTTGTTCCATCGGTCTTGCATATTTTTCGGCGAAAAGACCTGATTGCTCTCGGATGAAGTCTCGGGTGTTTCCTTCTTTTTGTCTTGTGACATATTTTTCTGCTGCTCCCTTGTAACTCTTCGCGGCTTCGCCCGCGCCGTGAGCTTCGTATAGATCGTGCTCGTACCCCCATAGTACCGCCTGGACATCCGACGTGTCAAGTCCAAACTCTTTGCCGACGTTCTCAACTACCTGATGAAACTTCCGCGCCTCTCCTGGCGTCACGGGCTGGATCATGCTCTCGGGCGTCAGCGTGCCAGTCCAACGACGAATCATGCGCGCGCCCCACACGTCAACGGTCGTGTGGTCAGTAATACCCTGCAGACTGAGTGTGTATGGTCCGCCTTTGGGACCGAAGATAAAGGCTCCATATTTTTCTTCGCCCGCTTTTCCAGCTACACCATGAACTTCATGGGTCTTCAATTTCTGTTCGCGAATCTCGCTCACGGGATGCTTCGAGAGCAGCCAATCGACCGCGCCCTGTTCGCCCTTCTCGTCGATCAGTTTGTTCAAGAGCGTGATGCTACCCTTGATGCCGCTGTAGCCAGGCCAGTTAGTTTTCGCGTCCGCCTTGAGCGGAATCTTGCCAGTTTCCTTGTATTGCTTCCAGGCTTCCGCCGCCGAAGTCAGATTGACATCGGGGTCAACGCCGTACGAAGTGACTCCCCACAGAACGCGGAATAGTTTGTCCTGGACAGGGTCTTTCAACTCAGGGAATCCATTTGCCTGCAGGTGCCCGATGGCGTCTTTCACATCGGACTTGTACCAGTTTAGCCCGCTGTTGTCCTGCGCCAATTGATATTGTAGTTCGGCCCGAGCGCGGTCAAGAGCAACACTGATTTCCTTCTTGGGTTTCAATCCCGCTTGCGACCATTCGTTCAACGCGCTTGCCAAATCGACGACCGTCGTACGTCCGCCAGGTCCCGTCCCTTCGATTACAAGCGGATGCTTTTGCAGCACCGTCGTCGCACCCTTGGGTTCTGACTTCTCTGGGAATGTTTCAGCAGTTAGGTCGAAGACTTCCGAAATACGATAGCCGCCACCTGGCTTTTTGTAGTAGCCAATGATGGCATCATGTCCTGCGTCTTTTGCCATTTGTCCTACCACATGGTCGTAGACCGCTGCGGCTATTTGCTGAGTGCTTCTTGACCCCGCCCATATATCATAAGCGGATTGAGGATTTCCACCATATTGTTTCAATACATCGGCGATTGCCTGAACTTGTTCATCGCCCGCTTTGAATTGTGCTGCAGTATGAGCGGCAATGAAAAGTCCCCTCAGTGTTTTGGCCCCACCAGATAATGCATCTATGGCTTTTTCTTGCATATGCCCGCCAAATCCACCCTTCACAATCAGCGGGTTCTGGAACGTAGTTCGTCCGCGCATTTCTTCTGGGCCGCCGTATGGCACAGGCATTCCGCCCACTGTTTTGCGAGCATAGTAACCTGCTCCGCCTTCGCCGCCCAAATAGAAGACGCCACCACGCCCAGCTTGTTCACCCTTCTGTTCTGGCTTCTGGAATCGTGTCAAGTTCACGGTCAGCCCGCGCTTGCTAATGCCCGCGAACGGGGAGTTCTTCACTGCCTGTTGGAATTCTTCTTCTTTGCCGCCAATGATTTTGAATTGGGACAGCGGCAGCGTCGGCTCTTCTGGTGCTTTGCGCGCCTCAAGAATCGGAGAAATCGTGCCACCTTCTGGCGTCCCGAGTTCCTTCAGTCGCTGCTCAAGCGGATAGCCAGGGAACGAAGTCTGTTTACCTTTACCTTCATACGGCACGAGTTCTTTATTCTTGGCATCCCAGCCCGCTTCCTGGTCCAGTTTGTTGCCGACCAGCTTCGCACCTTCGGGTGTGCCGACCGCGCTCACATTTAATTCATTCCCGTAGCCGCCCACATGCAACTCGGGATGCTGTTGGAACAGCGGCTTGCGCTCTGCATGAAACTGTTCGATGTCTTCCTTGGTTGGGGTGGCTGGCAACGCTTTGCGCTGCTCAGGTGCCACTTCAATCACATGCCCCTCTTCAGGAATATGACCAGTCTCTGGATGAATCGTGAAGCCGCCCGTCTTGACAGACTCTGCCGCGCGGGCCGCCCAATCTTTCTTCCCCTGCTCGAACATCAGGTCGTTTGCTGTGGTATGTTCAATCGGCGTGACGTTATTCTGAATGGCGGCGCGCTTGCGAGCATCTAGCTTCGGGGTAACGGCTTGTTCGGGATGTGCGCCAATCTGTTTCAACATTGGCTCGACATCTTTTGGAGTGGCAAATTCTTTAGGCCCCGCCGCCGCTCCGCTTGGCTCTCCGATTTCCATCGTGAGATTTCCGTTTCGGCCTAGCCCTTGACCGACCGCCTGTTTGAGAGCATTCACTTGCTCGGGCGTAATACCAGCCTTCGGAACAGAAACGGCAAGTTGGTTGCCTGCTTTGCCAGTTGTGAAGCGAGTGCGAACTGCACCCGTATCGCGCAAAAACGCCACTCGATTATCGGGAGCTTCTTTGGTGACTCCCCGCCCCGTCGCCCAATCAATCGCTGCGTCATGTGTTGCCCCACCACTTAAATGAATGAACTTTCCGTCTGGTGCGATGAATGACGCGCCGTTTCGTATTTTCTCGGCATCGGAATCGACGCCAAATTGATCTGCCAATTTTTGCAGGTCGGGATGGTATTCCGCACCTACTTTTCTTGCTTCTGCGCGGGGCGATATTCCTTGCCCGTAGTCTTCTCGTACATCTTTTTCCGCGCCTGCTCCTGCTGCTCGGGGTTCAGCTTCCGCAGGGACTGCGCCATGTTCAGCCCCAGCTTCAGTAATGATTGGTTCATGTCGTGCCTCCCTTACTTGTCGAATAACATCTTGAACTTTATCCGCGCTGGCATGCAGCGTTCTCGGCAGACCTTCTTCGCGCTCGCCCGCCGATTTCCTGAGTATCTCAAGAGTCTCGGGATGGTTCAATAGGTCGCGCGTCTGCTGAATGCCTGCGTTAATCATGTCCTGCGTTTCGGCGCGCGTGAAGCCCATCATCTTGCCAATATGGTGCAGCCCTTCCAAGTCCCCATACATTCCCTCATTCTTTTCGAAGGGAATGCCGTGGACAAGTTCTTGCGCCACGCCACCAGCCAAATATGTCGGAATGAACTTCGGCCAGGTTGCTTCCAGGACGGGGCGCGGAAAATGCACATCACCGCTGAGAAAATCCTGTCTAGTGCCTGGAATCTTATGGTACGGGAGGTCGATAGTCGCGGCGGACCCCCGCGCCGTCGCCACGGGATGCAAATGACTGTAAACTTCTGCGCCTTCCGTGGGTAGCCCTACTAAGTCGGCAACCACGCCATGCGCCAGTTCGTGAGTGATGGTATCATGCGATGTTCCGCCAGGCGTCATTAGATGCTCGGGAATCGGCAACAGTTCTGGACCGTGTGTCACGCCATGCAGTTTGTTCGCTGCTTCCAGCGGGCTGGCGGCAGGCATGTCTGCGGGAGGTCGATAATCCACCAGTCCGCCGACATACTTGCCAGTGGCACCATATGCGTCGCTCAGATTCACTTTTTGGTTCGGCAGTTGACCACGACGGGCAAGAGTTTGCTCGAACTGAGGCTCGGGCGTCGCGGCTGGCGGTTCTGCTTGTTTCTCGAAATCAATCTGATACCCTGGCTCGCCCGTGGGGTGTGTAATGCTTTCGACAGGCAGACCGCGACCTTGTAGCCGCTCCCACACGCGCGCCGCGTCGGGCGATAGATGGGTCGGATCGCTCATGATGCGAGTCGCGCCCGCGTTGCGCGCTTCTTCAATCGCTGACCGATAGAGCTTCTGGCCGATGCCCTTGCCGCGAAGCTCGGGCTTCACTTGGGAGCCATAAATCTTGGCTTCGCCTTCGGGATCGAGTTTATACCCGACCGAGCCGACTTTTTCATCACCCACGTACGCGCTATGCATGCGATCCCACGTAGGACCTTCGGTGCGAATCTCAGGTGCCTCGGGCGCGGTGCCAGTCGGCGTTTCGAGTTCGCGCATGATTTGAAATGTCGTGTTGACTGTGTCGGGAAACGAGCCCTGACCGCGACCAAAGGTAGTCGGGCCCCGACGCTCGATGCCGCCGATCTTGCTGAAATCAATGTGAGTGGGAACCACTCCACCTTCGGGGGCAACTTTAGCTTCTGGTGCTGCAGCCGCTTTAGCTTCTGGCGCGGCTTCTGCAGGGGCTGGCGGCAGAGTTTGTTCGTCTGGGCGGACAGTGATAACGTCACCCGTCTTGGCTTCGGCGATGCGCGCTTCATGCCGAGCGGCCATGCTTGCACGGGCTTCTGCCCCAGCTTCATGAATGGCTTCTGGTACTCGTGCGGCTTCGCCTGCCAAAATCGGAGCCGTAGTACCGACGATTGTACCTATCGCGCCAGGGAGATTGCCGCGCGCGCCCTGCTCTTCGGCTTTCGCATACCCACCACCAACAAACGGAATTCCGCTGGTCAGGTACTCTTGAGCCCCGATCAGCTTATTCATGATGCCTGGCGAGTGCAGTCGCGCTTTGGCTTGCGCCTGGGCTTCGGGGTTAGTAATGGAGTTTACAACACCATGAAGCGCGAGCATAGCTGCGCCCACGGGATGTTTGGCGGCTTCGACAAACTCATCGACCTGCGCCCCGCCGATTTCCTTGGCCGCTTGGACAGGGTCCGCCTTAATCGTGCGCCAGGCACTCTTGACCGCTTCGGGATCAATACCAACCGAAGTTGCGAGGGAATGAAGAACCCCTTCGGCAGGTTCGGCGGGCGGCGCAGCAGGTGTCTGAGTCGGTGTTTGATCGTCGGCCACAAAGGCTCCCTATGGATTCATTACATGCAGTCGGGGGTCCAGTTCAAATGCCTTGGGCAAGTTCTCTTCGGGGATGTCATGAATCCCACCATCGCTGGCTTGGACGCGCTTATGACCTTCAGGAATCGGCGGCATGTGCTCTAAACCATCGGGTCTTGGCGGTAGGGCGACAGGGGCGGGCGCAGAGCCAGCGGCTGGTGTCTTTCCCTTCCCCGCAGGTGTCGATGCGCCAGAAGTCGCTGTAGCCCCTTTTTCGGGGGTCGTAGCCGCGCTGGTGAGTGCCTTCAGGACATTCGGATGCGCTTCCGCGACATCCAGTATTTTGGGGTCTATCTGAGCCAGTTGCTGCATGGCGGTTGTGACTTTGTCTATCGGTCCGACCACGGGCATCGATTGCCTTTTGGCGTCGTACAGCCGCTTCTTGGTATCGTCGGGGATTACCAATGGCTGCAGGTGCTGAATAAGTTCTTCGGGACTTTTGGAACTGTGGAACGTGTCCCACAGGTCGGCACGGTTCTCGTCGGACAGAATGGGATCGCCCGCGAGAATCGGCGCGGCGAGGTCAGTAAGCGGCGGGGTTGGGGATGCCATTACGAAACTCCCTTTTCAAAATTGACTTCGCCCATTACGATTTGAAATTCAATCTCGCCCTTTTCGGTCATATAAACGGCGACGATCCCGCCTGGCGACACGGCATCTCGCACGTCATCGATTCCCATCAACGATTTCAGCACCGAGTTGTGAATGAATCCCACGGTCGGAAGACCCTTGTACGGAGCCATGAAGTACTGCCACAGGACTTGCACGCGATCCTTGAGTTGATTGCGACTCTCGCCGCCAGGGATCGGCAGCGTTGGGTCATCAATGTACTTCTTGAATTCAGCGATCCGCTCGGGCGTTTTTTCCTTGCCCGTAAAATCCGACACGTTCCATGGTCGCAGGTTCGGGTCGCACACCATGTACTGGCAGTCAACCGAGCCAGAGTCCATCAAATATTGCGCGGTGTGCATCGTGCGCGGCACATCGGATGAAACCACGCGACCGAAATGTTCGAATGAAAGCCACTGCGCAGCCTTCTCGGCTTGGCGTTTGCCTTCTTCGGACAAATCAAAGTCACCCCAGCCATCCCAAATCCGCATGTTCTTCAACTCACCATGGCGAACTAGGTAGCCGATTTTTGTCCGAGATGGGTCCATGTTGAACATCATTCTATCCTATCACAAATTTGGAGCACGAGGATGGAATCGAACCACCGACCCGCTGTTTACAAAACAGCCGCTCTGCCGTCTGAGCTACTCGTGCTTTGGTTGCGGAGGCAGGATTTGAACCTGCGACCTTCTGCTTATGAGGCAGACGAGCTACCTGACTGCTCCACTCCGCACCTGTTCATTCAGGTTCACTTATGGAAGAAAAAGTCTTGAACATGACGGGTTTTCCAGCTTCGAAACCATCCACATGCAGCACGCGCCAGATGCTTTTGTATCGGCGCGGCAGGGGACGAAAGTCCAGAAAACTGTCAAACATCGTGTTCATTTTCCATTCTTCTATTGAGATGGAATCGTACGCGACATCATCAAGCGGCAGCATAAAAGAAAACCCCTCAGTGCCATACTGGTGCTGAGGGGTGGAGGTGTCAAGAAATTGTTGCTCGCTCAGGACTACACGAGCGAGAGTTCGAATTCGTTCAGGTTGACGGTAACGCCCGCTTCGGTTCCGCCCAAGGTGGTGGTCAGAGCAAAGTTCAAATCCGCTTCGCCGACCAGACCCTTGACTGCAGTGATGGCGGTCTTTGCGCCAGTCGTAGACGCAAATACCTGCGATTCGAACCAACCGTCGAGATTGTACTGCGAGTCCAATTGGACATAAGCGTCCACGGAGAAGTTTCCAGCGGTGACACCCGAACTGAGGACTCCCGGCGCCGACGTGGCAATCAGGTTCCAGCTTGTGAAGGTTTGCTGACCAGCCAGCGTATCGGCGATGGGCAGCAAAGACGCAGGAACTTCGTACAGTTTGAGAATCAGCGAGGTAGAACTGGCGGTTCCGCCCGTAATCGTACCCGCAGCGTGAATCCAAATAACCTGGCCAGTGCCCGCGTACAGCCCAGTGTTCCCTGCAGCCAGAGGCACGACGCCCCCGCCAGTCAAGGTCAGACCGTTATCGTTCAGCTTGAACGCGGTCTCCGTTGTGGTAATTGTCGAGCCGAGCAACGACGCGAGAGTCAATTGCTGGGTTCCTGCGACTTGCCGACGAATGGTTGAAGCGTTAGACACGGTAGTTCTCCTGTCAATTCAAAGAAAATCTCGGGGTGGGGATTTCAACCCACCTACGAATTTGTCGTGCAAAAACCGATCTTGGTTTCAGGTCCCGACTACACCGCGCTGACTTCGCAGCGCACTCGGCGGAAGCCAGGAGTGTTGTTCGTATTCGGACGGGCAACGACTCCCAGGAACCAGTCGTAGCTCACGATTGCTCGTGTCTGCAACATGGGGTTGCTGAGGTCGATGTCGTTATCGCCGAAGGTCTTGACGTTCACCTTGAAGCTGGGGTTGCGCGGAACGCGCTGGCCCAGCAACTCGGAAGCCATCATGGCTTCGCGGCCCACAACGTACGACGCATAACCAGTCTTGCCCGTGGACGGGTAGTTGGTGTAGGTCGGCACGGTCTGGGTACGGATGATGCGGACGCCCGCCCATTCCAGGACGGTGTAGCCGCGCGTCATGTCCGACTTCAGGACATTCGCACCCGATTCGGATCGCTTCAGCGTATCGACGGCAGAGCCCGCGCTGTTGTCCGACATGAAGTCGTACACAACGTACGGGTGCTGAGCCGACGTATAGAGCCCACCATCGCGACCAGGAACCGCGTTGCCCATCAACTGGGACTCGCACTTCCGAATCGTGTTGGAAAGCATGAATTCGTTGTCGAGCAAGTCGATGCGGGCGGAAGCCTGAGCGGTCGCAGCGGCTTCGAAGCCGTTAATCGCGATCAGGTTGCTCGTCAGAGCACCCCGATACGACAGGTTGCGACTCGCGTCCAGCGTGATGTCCGCAAGGAACATTTGCTGTGCGACGTTCGAAATGCCGATCCAGTCGCCGTATTCATCGGCGAATGCATCGCTGAAAACTTGGTTCAACTGGAGTGACGGCCCTGGGATACCTTCAGACAGGTCGTAGGTCGCGGCAGCATACGGAGTTTGCCCGTAGAACTGGAGCGTCCGACCAGACCGACGCGGCAGAGGTCGGAAGTCGCAAAGCTCTTCCAGGAACGGAGTGTTGAACTGCCACTCAAGAATGGCGGTTCGGTCGTATGCGATCTGTGGGAAAGCGGCAAGAGTCGTACTCTGCACGCCAGGCGGTAAAATCATGGTCGTATTTCCTTGTGCCCAGTATGGGCTAACTGCTCAATTCAAGTCCCTACACTATAGGAAAGGAAAGTCAAAAACTTTGGAAGGGGCTGCGTGGGGAGCGTCTTTGCACTCCCCGTACGCGCCTAAAAGCGTGTGGCCAGCACGCTCGAATGCCTACGCACGACGGGCAGAAAAGGTCTCTTTGAAAGCGTCGTCGGGATTTTTTCCTGCGGCGACCTGTGCCTTTTTCCACGCATCGAGAATTTCTTCTGGTGTTGCATTTGAAGGGACATCCACTTTGGTGGTTGTTGCTGCTGGCACGGCGGTATTTGCGCTTACGCCTGAACTTGCTCCGAAGAGAGAAGACGATGTTGCCGCTACGCGCGGCGCAGGAGCCGCAGGAGCCGCGACTACGGGAGCGGGGGTTGCAGGCACAACTACTGGAGTGGGGGGTGCAGCGGGCGTCTGAGTTGCATCCACAAGTGTGGGGTCTTCGGGCGGAAAAACCGTACCATCCGCTTTCATTTGATTATAGGCTTGCGCCAACGCGGCGACTTTGTCTTCCGCCTCAGCCAATTTCGGATCAGCCGCAATAATTCTGCCGATCAGTTTGAGATTCTTTGTGCCGCCTGGCCAATCTGCGCCCGCAGTGCTGTTCAAAAATGAGTCAGTGGCTTGTTCCCATGACTGTTTATACTGCGTATTTTCGTTTTGGTCAACTGTGGACTTTAGCCTATCGATTGAAATCCCCTGGCTGGCCAAGTAATCCGCCACGGCTCCAGACTGCTCAAGATATTCTTTTGTTGAGATATCTCCGCGCTTAAACTTCAGGTCCAACTCTGCGCGCTCTGCTGCAATTTCTTCTGCAGTCTTTTGTGGCACCACAGGGGCGGCAGGGGTCGCTGCAGCCACTGGCGCAGACTCCTGAACCGCGTAGGCAACTTTATAAGCGTTGTTGACCGCGCGCTCCAGTTCAAGCTCGCTCTCGGCTTCGAATGTAAACTCTCGTCCGCCGATCACTTCCACGCGCTTGAAAGGCTCCGTGGCTACAACGGCATCGGCAGCCGCTTTGTCCGCCGCCGCTTTTTGTGCCGCAGTATCAGCCGCCGTCTGCGTGGCCGCAGTGGTCTGTTTGGCCGCTTCTGCCAGAATCGCGGCTTTGATATCTTCGGGGTCAAGCGCGCCGTGGACAGCCTTCGCCAACTCGTCATTCATGACTACGGGATTCAGGACAACTGGATTAGTGCTCATTGCTGGACGCTCCCTAAAGTGAACTTACACTAATGGAAAGGAAAGTCAAAAACTTGTAATAAGATTTCAGCAACTGGTCTAGTATGACCCTGCTGGCCGCATTTCCATGTTTTCGAATTGTTCCAGCACTTTTTGGCGAACCAGGTCTCCATTGTTAACGGCTTCTTCGGGGGAGACGGCGGGCAGGGATGAAACGAACGCGCGGGCTTCTTCGACTCCCGCTTCGATTGCCATATTAACTCGGGCCAACAGAAGTTGATGATGCTCTTTCGCGACTTGCATGCGAACTTTCAGAACGGTGATTTGCAGCGGGTCCCAGCCAGGATAATCAGCGCACTGATCCGCCGCTGTTTGCACCATCTCCTGCGAAATCCGCACCAGGTCGGCGAACCCTGGATGCGCGCGAAGGCCCATCAGGCGGTTCGCCCGCTCGATTGTTGGGGTCGTGGTTGTTTGAAAGGGCGAGCCCCCTTCAATGATGGGATTGGGATTGCTGCTCATGTTATGCTCCGTCCCATGGCCATGTTAATTACCACGGCCATGATTACTGCCCGAAAGCTGATTTGTCCATCGTCGCAAACGCACCCTTCGCGGCTCGGTCGAGACCCTGGGCTTGCGGTGTCGCGGCTTCGGCTTTCGCCTGCGCCGCGTCGATACTCGCCTGATGGTCTGCTCCATGCGTCTTCAGTGTGTGCTTGCCTGTTTCAATCAACATCCGATTTTCGGCCTGGTTGTTGTCCACATCTTTCTTCACTTCACCTTGCGCCTGCACCAGTGCCAGTTTGCCCTGCGCGGCGGCCTGTTGTGTCTGTGCGGCCATGCGCGCCTTGTCTTCGTCGTTCATCGGCACGATAATCTTTTCCTTGTACGGCACGCCGAAGGAATCGTAGAGAGCTTCGAACATGGCGTTGTAGTCGAGCTTCATGGCCTGGACGGCAAGATTTTCTACCGTGCCTGGCGATTGCAGGAATGTCTGCAGCACGCCCATGTATTTGTTCAGTGCTTCCCGCGCCGCGAGTTTCGTCGCCGCAGAAATATCGACTCGGTAAGAACCGTTAAGAATATCGAGCGGCGTGGCCTTGAATGCATCACCCAGGGCCTGCGAAAGCATCGCGCGTACTTGAGATGGCTTGAGCTTTTGATTCTGCTCGATACAGAATTCGATGAACGGAATGAATATCTGTTCCGAAATCACATCCACCAAGTCTTGGAGCTTGACCGACTCGCCGCCAGAGACCGCCTCTGCACCTGCGGGAGTCCGCATCGCGCCAGACGGACCAGGAGCCGCCCCGAGAGTACTCGGCCCCGCCCCTGTGATCGAAGCCGCCCATTGTTTCATCTGGGCGATTACCGAGAGCGGCTCTTGAGCATTGACCGCGTTGCGCGTCATCGGCTCAACCTTACCTGCGGCATCGGTCTTGAAAACCTTACCTGGGAAAATCCACTGCGCCTGCGCACTGTTCGTAGTGCCCGCAGGAGCCGTGTAGGTACCCATCAAGTTCAAGTTCATGTCATCCAAGAAAGCATTGATGACGCCCTGGCAGACGCGCTGGAAATCGGTCAGCCAAAATGCGATGCCGTAGCCGTGCGCCGAGTCGGGCGCATTGCGGAAACAGAATCCAAGAAACGGCGGACGCCCAAATTTGTGCGTCTCGTTCAGCAGCACGTACTCTTTGCCAAGAATAACCGCATGACGGTCTGCAGTCCAATAGTCGAAGACTTCGAATTTGCGCATCAGGGGGTCATGCGCTGTCCGCTCCGTGTAATTCTCTGGATACGCTTTTTGTGGCGTCGTGGTCTGCTGAAAGACGGGATTGCCAGTATTGGAACCAAGCGTCTCCAGTGGATTGGTTGCCGCCTGGCTCTGCATCTGCGGAGTTGTCAGTGCGACGAGTTGAGCGCGGGTAGGGATATTCCAGCCTTCGGTGTTACGAAGGGCGTCCAGGTCATATCCTGTCACATAAATGAGCCGACCGCACCACTCTGAGCATCGCGGATCACCTCGGCGAAGATCGGGCGCATATCGAAATCTGCGAATCGGCACATGCTCAAGCATGGGTTGATTGATTTCCAAAATGCCGACAATCTTTTCGACAAAATCATCTTCGTCCTTTGACTCAGTAGGAATTTGAATCAGGTTTCCATTGACACTGGTCGTCTGAGTATGAACGCGGGGAACTTTCTTGATGATGTTCTTTTTGACTGTCTTCCAGCCGTAGTGCGCAACCCCGAACCCATAAAACAATCCGTCGTAGGTAATTTCGCGAAACTCGGTCTTCGCGGAAACGCCCTTGTACCCGCATGTTTTCAATTGCGCGTTCAGAATGGCCTGTTGAGCCAGCGCGCATTCGAGCGGCGTGCCAGAAGTGGCGTCGATTTTGAAAACTTGATAGCCGCCGAACAGCGTTTGGTTCACCACACTGTGAATGCTGTAGAATTGCTCTGCAACCAAGGGCACGCCCAAGTGAGAGCGGAATTGTTCACTGCCTTTCCACTTGATTGGCTCGACCCAGGCGCGCAACATGATTTCCGCCATGTTCCAACGCCCGATCAGACCCCGCGTCGCGATAAAATTCTCGGATTCTTCGCGATTCAGGTTCGCTTCCTTCATCAGCGACAGGTCTGAGCGACCCTGGTCGGGGAAGGCAACCTCTGTAGCACCAATGGGAAGCGCGGTCTCGCCGTATGGCACGGCTCCAGGCAGGTCTTGGACGCGGATTTGACCTTTATCTTCGAAATGACTGGTAGCTGTAATCTCGGTTGTCGGTGTATCAGCCATAAATAGTCTCATCTAAGAGCGAAAAGTCTTATTTTCAGCAAACTATGCCTGTCCCGCACCCGTTGTCGCCGTACGAGTCGTCTATCGGCTCGGACTGATTGAGCTTACGCAACCAATTCGACGGCAGAAGCACTTCGGGCGGCGTCTCAAGCTGATATCCTGTCGGTGCAGCCATTACCATGCCCGCGCAGTCGGCAAAATCATCGTGGCGTCCCAGCTTCGGCCACTTCACCAACTGGTCGGAGAGCCGCGAATAACCTGGCATGCCTGCATAGAACCACAATCGCTTTGCAATTAAGGGTCCCTTGACTGCGCCGATGCGAGTCACCTTCGCCTTCGGAGCCTGCGACCCCTTCTCCCATTGAATCGGGAGCTTCATGATCCCGCGCGTGGCTGCATGGGCGGTGATAATGTTCTCGTACGCTTCCCAGCCATTGAACTTTTCGTAATAAATCATCTGAGGGCGATGCTTTAACAGATTGTTGACCGTATGTTCGGCCACTTGCGCGGCATCCCAGTTCCCAAAGTCGCAGTCGAAGATGAAAATCTGGCCTTGAAACTTCCTGCAGATGAACAACACGGAGTCGTCCCGTCCATCTTGCCCCACATACGCCAAGTCACCCACCATGAATGTGAACGACTGCTGATAGGACGGGATTTGAGATAGATCGTGCAGGGTCTGGCCGCCTATCATCACCTCATCAAACGTCTGCGCGCCCGTCGCGATGGGTTTATTTTCATACTGATTCGCAAAAAATTCGTTGCCCAGGCGAATCCGCTCGCCCTCTAAGAAATCCAGAGTGTGCCCGATCACCCGTTTATCGAAAGTTCGAGTCTGCGGGAACAACACCCCCTTCGAACCACTCGATTGAAATCCCCTGCAGGGGCATCCAACCTTGGTGCATGGGGGTTCGAGAATGTTTTTGTCGGTGTCGTGATACACGCTGGAGTGCCCGCAGGTTTTGCAGCCCCAACTCCAGCAATCGCGGATGGAGAATTTCCAGATCGTCTGGCCCATCAACTTCTCTTCTTCTTTGGCTAGGTCTTGAAGCCGCTCATATGTGTCGCCAAACGAGTAGCGAGTTCCCGTCATGACGATGAAGCCCGCTGGATCGAGCACAGGGCAGATGTCGAGATAATCCTGATAGCATTTTTCAAGGGCTTTGACGCTGCGATAGTTCTGGTCGTTCACCAAGTCATCGATATAGATGAGTTCAAAGTGCGATCCCGCCTTGACTGACTTCGCGGTAGAGATTGCAAAGGTCGGCTCGGCGAACGTGTCGTTGGTGCGACACGGAACTGTAAATTCATGAGCCGTCCCCATCTTGCAGAGTTCATCAGACCAGGCTCGGGGGTTACTCTCGTCCTGGATTTTCTTGTTTCGAACACTCTTCAGACAGAATTCAGGAAACAGCCACTTGAACAGTTCGGATGGTCTCTCAAAGACACGCTTTACGCGCGCCAATTGACGCTTGGCGAGTTGATCGCCGCCCGTCAGAAAGCATATGCGGATATTGGGGTAGTTCAGAATGGTTTGAACGATATCGACAATGATGGCGGACGTTTTGAAGATACCGCGCGGCCAGAGAATCATCCGCTTTTTGGTGACCGTGTCTAGGTCCGAGACGACGAGCCCTTCGCCTGGTCGTTTCTGCAGAAACTGTTTGAACAAAAGTTCATGTGGGTCCGTCTGAAAATCCATTCCTAGAATGGGCTTGTAACTCTCAGGCAGATGGTCGTCTCCCGCTTTTTCGGCAACGGCATAACCGCTCAAGTAGAGCGGGTCCTTCAGACACCGATACCGCCCGAGATACCATTTCTGCCTGGTCGTTTCGTCAAAACCCTCAAAGGACTTCACAAACTTTTTAGGGAAGTTGGTCAGGTCCACCGACCTGCAGTACTGCTCAAAAATGGGTTGTTCTTTTTCAGGTAATACAAACATGGCGGCTGCTCCCGCATCAAAAAACGTCTAGTGCTCTGACGGCTGATCCCCTGCACCACCCTTGTTGCCAAATATGCTGGTCGCGACGGTAGTTATTTTGTTGGCTGCGTACGGACCCCATGCGATGCCAACGAAATCGCGAAAGCCGTCCAACGTCTCTTTGGTTATCACGGTATCGACGTGCTGGCGAAGATGGACGCCACAAATGATGATTATCAGGACAAGCGTGATTCCCATTGCGGACGCAAAGAGAATTCGTGACGAAGACCCCGTGCCATCTGACTCCGAAAACGCACTGCGTATCCATGCTCCGAACGGTAACATGCTCCACCTACCTCATGGTTCTTGTGCCTAAATTTGTTCCCACAAGCTCCGTGCGCGCCGAGGTAATCCGCGCGGAGATTTCTGTCTTAAAAACTACGGATGCGGGCGGTATGACTATCGGCGACGGCGTGAAATTTACGCCCGTGACATTTGCCCCCGATATCGATCTAGCCGCGCTGTGTGGGGTAAAAACAAATCCCGCCAGGGCAGGTGTGATAAAATACGCGCCATTCAGAAGACCGCCGAACGTGTAGTTCCCTGCAATATCGGCAGTCGTTGTTGCACTGGCTGCGCCCGAGAGGGTTACCGTCGCGCCTGCAGCCGCCACCCCGACATTGCCACTAATAGAGTAATGCAGGACGGGCATGGCTCATCTTTCCTGACTTAGTAAATCACTGTCACCATGACTTGGTCGTTAGATGACGACCCGCTGGTATCAATCCAAATTCCTTCGGGCGGGATGTTGTCCGACGCGATCTCGATGGCGAGTTGCCCCGCAAGGGACAAGCAGGCCATATACTGCGTCGAAGACACGTTGCCGTCACCGACATAGATGAGGTCGGTGCTGAGTGACTGGCCGCATTCGAGCCGAATGGCCCGATAGTGCTGGGCGGGGGCTGGCGCGGTATTTCCTGTGTCGTTTGTGCTGTTGACATCGGCATGCTTGAAATAAAAACTGAATGATAGAGTGGATGGGTCGCAGTCCCGAACCGTCACAACCTTGCCGTTGAAATACGTCGCGGTTGAGAAGCCCCACAGAACAACCTTCTGGCCATTCGCTGCAGGAGATACCGACTGAAGATCGAACCGCGATCCCGTGGTCGCGTTGGCGGTCGGATAGCCGTTGGGACCGTTGTAGCCGTTCGTCGGCAGAGAGCCCATCACAATGGTTGCGATGTTGTTCTTGATTGAGAATGACACAGCGGCAATCACCACTCCAGGCGTTGCCAAATTCGAACTGGTGTAGTATGCGGCAGCCAAGACGGCGGGCGTCGGCGTCCCTGTGACAGCAGTGGCAAGCCCGAGTGTTCTAATCGATCCCATATGAGATTCTCCCTAGTTACAGCTTCACGACGCTCGCGGCGTCGCGTTTAATCGCGCCTTCTGGTCGAATGTTCGACGAGACATTGACCTTGCCATGCGGCATGGTCTTCATGGCCGTTTTGGATGCGGTCATGGTAGGCGTTTTCTTCGTCGCGTCCTGCGGGATTTTTGCACCCTCGTTCTGCTCGGGGCGCACCTTCGCATGGACAACGGCTTTTTTGGTTCCTGGTCCCGAAGCGACGAGCCCCTTGATGCCCTTGAATACCATAACCGATTTGGGTTGCGGGGCTTTCTCGTGTCCGCTATTCGATTTCATTGTTATGCCCTCTTTTTTGAACTTGTCTTGCCTGGTTTGCTCAAGGATTTTAGTCCAACAGCCATCAGCGCGTGCTTGCGTGCCATCTTTGCCTGCGGCGCGGTCAAGACATGCTCCCCAGCTTTCAACTGATAGCCTCCGTCCGCGAGGATGGGCCCGCCGTCATGCATTTTCGGCAGCGCGGATACCGCTTTATCCACCATGCTCTTTTTGACAGCTAGTTCTTCGCCGAGTGACGGTGCGGCTTTGGCCGCTGGTTTCGGTGCGGCAGGTGCCGCCTTCGGGGTGGATGGGCTCGGAAATGCAGCGTTTGCATGAACAAGCGCGCCCTTCGCCGCGCTCAAAGTGTCGGCAATACTGTTCGGCATAGTCCTTCTCCTACCTATGGAACGGAAAGTCTTATTTTAGAATTAGGCTCCCACGAATTCGACAAAGATTGCAAGATCGTAAGCCATCTGTGCCGCCGTATTGCTGGCATAGCCAAAACTGAATGCCAAGGTTGAAGACGCCGAGCAATAGGCGGCGACACACCCCGATATCGATGTGCCAGTCGTGTTTGCCGTTGAGTTGTTTACGGTTCCGACTGTCGTTTTGGAGACAGCGTCGCCGTTTCCGTTGGTATAGACCAACTGGAAGCCCGCTGAGCCACCCAAAGTAGAGGTGGCCGCGCCAGTCGTCGCCGCCGTGGTGATTGTAGCGACGTAGTGAACCTTGTAGAATCCCGCTCCGCTGGACGGCACCGACAAAAGGCTAACGCTACTCTGCGCCGCCGTCTGAGCGGTAAGAACTTTACGGGCAACGATATTGGCCGCACCGCCGACACCACTCGGCACGTTCGCCGAAATGTTCGGAGGCGTGCTGCTGTCATTCTGCCAGGCCACGTTGATTGCGTTTGCGGGGGCGGCGGGTGTTGTGCCACTCCAGTTGATTGTCTGTGCCATCGAATTTTCTCCTATCCTAGTTGGTACTCCCACCAATGGGATTGCGTCAAAGTACTGTTCGTCGTATCAAGAAATGCATACGTTTTTCCTGGCAAAACGGGTCCATACGTGTGGCGAGAACTAGCCGCCGTATGTCTCCTGCAAACCGACAAAATCTGGTACGGCGGAATTCCGTCGCCCGCCGCAATTTGACAAAAACTATCCGCTGCGCCGCTCGTCGTAATCACTTGAACCCACCGAACAGCTTGAGTATTGTTCTGCCAGTATTGCTGCGAACCGAACGTAGATGTGCTCGACCCAGTGTTTACCTGTGCGGCGGAACCAGCACCCGTTCGCAATTGCCCGCTCCCCGATGTCAAAATCAAATCGGTCGATTTCTGGCATGAGATAGCCCATGAGTACTCATGCCATAACGCCAGTGAGCCCGATGCCGCAGTCACTTCATAGTAATGCCCGTTGGGCACAATCATGATGACGGTGACGGTGTTGGCTCCGCTAGAGTTTTGCATAAAACTATCGACCACATTTGTCGGGGCGGGAGACGAATCAGAGAGACCCAGCACCGCACTAGCCGCGTTTACTGACGCCACTTGGGCCACCACGAACATGGTTTTTCCTGAAGTATTCTGATAAACGGTGGCGAGCGCACGACCTGGAGTGGTGTGGATATCCCCGCTATCGGTCATCGCACCTCGCTGACAAATGAATTCTCTCCATCCTTCAATTGTGGTCGATCCCGCACTCGCAGTCACCGAGTAGAATTGTCCAGGCATGACGAAGAAAGTCAAGGACACGTCGTTGTAGGATGAGTTGTTGTCTCCTACGGTCTTATAAACGACCGTCGAGGGATTGGCACTGCTATCAGCCGCCGCCGTGTAAACCACATTCGCCGTATCCGAAAAGACCGAAACAATCACAAGCATCGGCAATCCCGTGTTGTTGTAGTAGGTGGTTCCTATGGCCCGCTGCCCATTTACTAAGTTGACGGGATTCTCGATCATACATGAAATGGCGGTTTCAACGGGCGTCCCATTTACGTTCACCTGTCCGCCAACACCGTTACCATTCACTAGGGCGTTCACATCAAACGGGGTCACCACCACCGAACCATTCACATTAAGCGTATTTGCGGACGCCGATGAAACAAAAGCGGTCGTGGCGACTTTGGTAGAGCTATCGCCTGCCGTTGGTGTGGTCGCCGTGGCGGCACCGATATTGGGCGTTACTAATGTCGGCGACGTTGCCAAAACAACCGCTCCCGATCCTGTGGTGCCGTTGGCTAAATCGGCGGCGGACGGAGTTGACCAAGCTGGCGCGCCCGTTCCTGTGAATGTCTGGTAGAAACAGACGATACCCGCCCTCCACGATGACGAGACGTTTATCGAAAAAGTCGCGCTATATGTTCCCGATGCCACGTTCAACTGGTCTTCCAGCGCGCTTCGACGACTCCCCGCCGTTGAGCGTAAAGTCCAGCTTGTTCCTGCCGTCCAGTTACACGAACCTTCGTCGCCATATCCCAAAATTAAAGACCATGGGGCTGCCGTGATGTTGCCGCTGGCTGGCGCATTGCTGCTTCCCGTGGCTGTCGTATAGGAGCCTACGGCGTTCACGCCCGAGTATTCGCTGATAATCAAATCGGGATACGTTGCCCCTGCGCCCGAGAATGCAACCGTGACTGTATTGGCTCCCGCTCTACACCCCAGAGCATAGAACGTCTGGGTAATATGAGTGGAACTTGTGACAGCGGGCAGCGGCACATAAGCGTTGCCGTTCGTATCCGATAGGGATGATATCGAAACACCCGTCTCGTAGGAGATGACAACAAACAACAAATTTCCTGCTGTGTTATTTGAGCCAAACGCTTTGCTGTAAGTGGTGTTGGCACCGCCCGATCCATCGTAAGCATCGGTCGCCTGCACAAATGCCGCTGGAGCCAAATAAAAACTGGCGGTGCCCCCCTGCCATGAATCAGTGCCGACGAGCGGAAACGCCGCCGCATAAGTGCCCGCAGCAGCCACTTGATATTCTACTTGGCCGTCACAACTGGCACCGCTCCCAATCAAAGCCCATGGAGCACTCGGACTATTATACCCGTTGATGTTCGAGCCAGCATAACCGACCACAAGCGATGTTGTTGCTGTAGGGGCGATGGACCCGCCTGCCGCCGTCGTGCCGCTTCCAGTCGTTTGAGCCTCGGTCTCCAGTGTGTTGACATTTGAGAATTCGGCGATGGTGAGTGTCTGATACGACGCGGAGGAATTACTAAAAGTGACTGTTATCGTATTTGCGCCAGCTTTGCAGTTCGGGCAGTAGAAAGCCTGGGTCGTCGTGGTGTTTGTCACTTTGGCCGCGACGGGGGTCCATCCTGAATTGCCTTGGGAATCCGCAACCGACGCGGTATAGCCCGCGCCATACCACGTTACCGAGACAAACAAAAGGTTTCCTGCCGTATTGTTGTTTGAAAACGCTTGTGCAAACGTCAGATGGGTCGTTCCTGTCACATCGACGTTCTTAGCGGACTGCACCAAAGTTGGCGTAAGAGCCGACGCACCCAGTTCGCTGAGATACCGGCGTGTCGGGTTTATATTTCCAGGCAATCGAGCGGGCGCAGGAGTTCCGTTTTCATAGAGCGTATCGCCGTATGTTGTTAGCGGAACGCTCGCGCCAGGATTGTTTATTACTATCGTCATGAAATCCTCAACTTAGGATTGCGTGTACCACACCGTTCCTGAAATCTGAACCGCCACCGAGCTATTTAACTGAAATCCCTTGCCTGTTGCGGTAGTGTAGAGTGGATCACCAGCGCCATCGCCAGACCAACTACCCCCCGATGCCAGTCTGAAGGCTCCCGAAAACGAGGTCGGAGTTGTGTCTTGAATGGTGATGTTTGTCGCGGTCGCTGCATCCGAATTCACTATAAAGAGCCGCATAATCCGAACGGTCTGACCACCCACGCCCGCCACAAGTATATTTGCACCGCTGCCGCTGAAACTAATAGCAGCCTGACTCCAAGTAGATGTCGTGGGTGACGCGGGTCGCGTTGATACTGGATTCGTTACTGTGGTGACCGTAGAGACGGTAGTAACTGTCGCCAGTGTTTGGGCTGCCGCGATGCTTGCGCTCACGTTCAAGGCTGTAGATAGGTTTGGCTGGTTCGGATTTATCTGAACAACTAACGAGGTGTCGGTGGATGCCGACTGCGTAGATGCAGCCTTTACCATCGCTTGGTTGACGCTTCCCGGCCCGTCTACCAGTTTGATCTGCCCGATGATTTGAGAACCAGCGGCTAAAGAAGGCAACGGAGAATCTACAACGACATGAAGATTAGAGCCTGTTGGTTGAAAAACTAATCCTGTGGGTTCTGTTGTCGCAAATGAAGGACGAATCCAGACAGTTGCAACCGGAGAACCGGATGAAATTGAAATGCCTGTACTCAGGCGGATGCGAACCTGATAAAGTCCGCCTATGAAGGTTTGCCAAATGTTATTCGCGGCAGCGGCAAGGCTATAGCTCGTAACCGGATTGGTCTGTCCAGCGATAGGTTCCACAGACAGAGCAATCCAATTGGTACCGTCAACCGTCCCTTCAAACTGAATGACTCCGCTGGCAATGACACCCCCAGACAGAGAGAATCCAAAAGTCGCGTTGGCAAAACCAATGGCGGATGCGACCAGTGTCGTATTTCCTGCTGTTGCATGAGTCCAAGCCGCCGAAGTTGCGGAATTCGTCTCAGCGGTAATTGTGCCGATACTCAGGGAGCCGGTGACATCCACCCCCACGTTTGTGTACGACCCGGAAGGATTCTGACCCACAAGAATCGACCGAGTAGGAATAGCCAGAGTAGAGTTGACCATCGGATCGGACAAACGAATAGCAGACTCGGTCACGCCCGCCGCCATGCAGCCGAGTCGAATTTGCAGATTGGTGCTGTCCGATGAAGTTTTGAATGCGTCTATCGTTAGTGGCAGATTCGGGGTCGCGATGTATGGCGTATTTGAGAGATTGGGGTTGCGAACCATCTGAAACGGCAACCATGCGCCATCAGGAGTGAAGATATCAAAAAAGACGGGACCCGCGCCAAACCAAGCGAACCGAATGCGAAATATATTTAATTTTGTAAAATCGACTGCTTCCGGCACTCCCGCACGAGTGAAGTCAGAATCCGCAGAACCGTCGAGCGGGTCCAGATTAAAGTTTGCTAATAATACTCGCGTATCGACCGTGGCGCGACGAATTGTGACTCCAAATGCGGTCCCTTCATATCCAATGAATAAGCCGTTGTTTGTATCATAGACACCAACTCGTTGATAGTCGTTGGCGGCAGTTGCATCCGTAGGTGTTGTAAATGCGGCAGTGAATTCTGCGTAAATGTCGTTTGCAGGACGATAGCGAATGGAGGCAACTGTCACGCCTTGCGCTTCGCCTGCCGCCCCCGTACCCGTTGAGTATAGAGCTTCGCCATTCGCCTGTGTAATCGCTCCCGTACCAGACGTTGTGTTAGTGATGAGTGTGGCGTCTGTCGCATCAGAGCTAGAAAAATTTATTTCGATTTGGTTACGGCGCGCAGTTGTTACAGTATCACCCAGAACCGAGCCTTCTGTTGCTATCAGCAATGCCCCTGATGGAGAAACCTCAACATTCTCAAAGGACCCGGCAGCCGAGCGCACTATACCTGTAATTACGGTATGTGTAACCATGGCGTTGTCGTCGTTGCCGACCGCTGTATCTAAATCCTTGATAGTAGGCTGAACGGGAATCGGGACGAGCAGCGTCTGAAGCCGCAAGAATGTTTGATTGCTGGCGGATGTATTGGTCATCATCACACGCATGTAGCGACCATGAATACCTGTGCTTAGGCTGGTCGATTCATTTGCAGTGACGAGTCCAGAAACCGTATGGTCCCAATGGCTGTTATCTGTGCTGAATTGAATTTTTAGAATCCCGTTTTGATCGGTCAACAGTTGAACTTGAATTGCGGTATACATCACGCTAATCAAATCAACCACAGTGCCTGTAAACGATACGCCCGCATTGAGCGCAGAAGTACTGCTATTCGCCGCATTCACGACTGCCGATACGTTTGCAATGTTGTTTGTTGCAGACACAGCCGCAGGATTCTGCGCCATGTAGCTAATTTCCTTCAACACGGACATGATTGTAACGGCGGTATTATCGGTTGCGGAATTTTTCGCGTCGGACTCAGCACCAAGCGTAACAAGAGACCCGTCAGCGAATGCACCTGAGACTGCCGCACCCGATGCGATAGCTCCCGAAGCAATCGAGCCCGATGCAAATGCCCCGCTCGCGACCTGCCCCGATGCAATTGAAACGGGCTGCGTAGTTTGATAGAAGGTTCCGCTAACAGGCACCGCCTGGCCGCCGCTGATACCCTGAACCGTGAGAACGGCTGTTCCTGGCGAGCCTGCGGTACCACCACCCGCCACAATCCACGGCGAAGTCGATTGCGTGACAGCAAAGGGTCCGCTGCCGATACTGATGGTGCCCTGCACATAGCCAGGATTGCCCACAGTGAACAGCACATTCGTGCCATCGCTGACTTCTACTTTGCCAATAAGATTGGTTCCAGCATGCAGCGTGATGTTGCTCTTGATGTCCGCGTCGATGGTTGAGAGCGAAGAATCCAGAGCCAGCCCGTTCGTGGTTCCGATGTTGGCCGTGACTGTTCCCGTCACCGTCATTGTGCTGGCGGAAATGGCTCCTGCGATTGTCCCCAGGTAACCTTCGGCAGCAGAATCCTGAACGGCGAAAACACCCGCGTTCGTCACTGCTATCGTCTGCCCGATGGTCGAGACAGGCTGCAACGCTGCGGACCCATCAACCTGCAGCGCACCAGCCGCCGTCACGTTGGCTAAGCGGGTAGGATTGGACGGGTCGGCGATTACCATCGTCTCGCGGACGACAGTATTCGCGCCGACAACCAGGCTCACGGCGTCAAGCAATATCCCTGTGCCTGGAGTGACGGCAATGATGGCAGGCGTAGACATAGGTGGTAGAGTGCAAGACTCCACTTATGAAAGGAAAAGTCTTGTTCTAGATCGGGACGGCCAGGGACTGCAGAACCGCCAGCGCGCGTGCCAGTTCCCGCTGCAGACGAATCAAAAACGGCACATTCTGCGGAGCCACTGGCATGGTCTGTAGGATGGGGGTCAAGACAACATCGATTGCGATCACCTGGGCGATAAGCGCGCTCAGATAGTCGGTGCCATCCAGCGCGTACTGGTTAATCATCTGGTAGAACTGGCGATTCAACTGGTCAAGAATCGACTCCTGGCCAGGCATAGAGACACTCAACTGCTGGCGAATCGGCAGACTGGTGGTGATGAATGCCGCTTTCTTGGTGACCGTAATGCAGGTGAACGTAGTTGTTTCGGCCACCAACCGATTGGTGTAGCGAAATCCCCGAGGCGGCGATACAGACCGCGTGGCGAGCAGAGCGGCGAGCATGATCGTCTTCCAATCCTATGTGCCGCAGGGTGTGCGGTCGGCCACCCCAATGGCGTCTATTTCAAATTGGTCTCCAGGTACGACCGTGATCGCATTACTGGGCATCTGCACAATTCGGACTGAGAAATCAAAGGCAAACGGCGAGACGATTGGCGCGGATGACGGGGTGTAAATGGCTCCGCTCGTCTGCCCAGTCCATGCGTGACTGGCGTCGGGCGCTCCAGTCATACGGCTAGAATCCAAGTACATCGGAGCACTGCCAGTGGGTGTATATTCGAATCCGCCGCCCAATAAATATGAAGTCGCGTTCGTGTTGGCTTGCTTAACTTCTTCGCCCAGCACAAATACCCCGCTTGTAACAGTGCCCGTAACCTTTGCCAGAAACACTGCCGAAATGGCGATGGGAGACCCCGCGACGGCAAATAAAGGAATCGAAAAATTTTGGCTGTTGAGTGGCGTGCTATTCCCATTGACCGCCCCAAGAACAGGAGCAAATGATTGCTGACCTAGTCCGCTACCATCGGTGTAGACCGCGTTCAATTGTAAAAGTTGGTCCGCAGACCCAGTATTGTGCGACGCGATATAGAACGTAAGCTGATAGAGCGTAGAAAGCGGAGCAACAAACACCATCGATTGATTTGTGTTCACGTCGAGAGCATCGAGTGTTCCTTGTGCCAGGGGCAACGCAGCGGCCAACAACGCAACGGCAGTCATTCCAGATGCTGTCTTATTGTGAATATCTAGTACGCCAACACTCAAATCAATCGTACTCTCGAGATCATGGACTGCAAACACAGCGGTGTAGTTGTTGTCTGCAAAAGGTGTCTGCCACACAACGGGCACGGGGATGAACCCGTTTATGATGTCTTCCGTCGTAACGGTATGAACTACCCGAGAAGTTTGAACTTGCATGTTGTCTCCTATCGTGGCGATCCCCATCAACTCCGCGCTTGCCATCACATAGAGTGCATCTCCGACTTTGGATTGAACTAGAGCCAACGCTACTGCGGTTTGCGGCGTCGGCGTAATGGCCAGAACAGTTTGATTCAGCTTACAAATCGCATGGCGCGCGCTGGCAATGATATGTGCCAAAACTATCGCCTGATGCTCTATGTCTTGATGAATCAACTGGCGGTAAACGCAATTCAAGCGCGCATAATTCAAAGACAGGGCAGAGACTTGAGAGACATCTGTTGTCAGGGATAGCGCATCTCTATTCGCAAATATGCAGGCAAAAACAGTGACGGCTGCCGTCGTTCGTTTGGAGAACGAAATCATTGCGCCTGGCCAAATTATTTCTTGGCTTTCTTCCCTGGCTTTGATAAACCCGCCTTCGACAATGCGATGGCGATCATTTGCTTGCGCTGACCCTTGGCCGACTTGCTGGTATCGACCGTGCTCGGTTTGTCGTGGAAGACTTCGTGAAAAGCGGCTGCCTTACTCATTTTCTCGGCCATTGTCTTTATCCTCGTGCTCTTCTTCTCGCGCCTGCCGCACAAACTTGCAACAGCCGTGGCACATATCAACTTTCACTGCAGGACGGCCATCAATTGAAACCAGCCGATCCTGAAGTCGATGGTCCCCAACCACTCGCGGATGAATGCAGAACGGCTCATCCATGGCCGTCTTGTGAACGCAATCTTCACAGTGGTATGGGCCGTTTTCCTCATACCCAGAGTCGGGCGTACCCGTCTCATCAAAGATAGAGCCCAGGCGCGGTTGCCCAAGCATCCCGAGTCCAGGAATCGGCAAAGTGTCCATACACAAATGGAAAGGAAAGTCTTAAAAGTATTGACCGAAGGAAGGTTCGGGTTCAGACTTGGCGTGCTTCTCGGGAGTCTTGCGCTTCGACTTGCGCGCTTGCTTCGACGCTTCGGCGATGTCGGGCGGGATGACGTTGCGCGGAATGCCAGGAGCCCCAGGGAGTCGGTTCGCGTAGCCCAAGATGTCACACTTGAGTTTCAATGCCTGCAGTTGCGCCAGGGTGAGATGCTTATTGTTGATGGCGCGGTCGAGCAGCACCAAAAATTCTTCAATCGGCTCGGCGTTGAAGTGCCGATTCAGCACTGCAACCACGCGGATGTTCGACATCAGCGCGTATGACATGACACGGGCAATCTCCAGCGTCTTGCAGGCATATGCCGTCTGCGTGGCTGCGACAGGATCATAGTTCCCATCCACCATGCCGCCTTCGCAGTATGTGGCGACAAACAGTTTTTGTTTTTGGGTCAGCCGCTGATATTCTTGAGTGTTCTGCAGTTCCGCCAGCGGCAGCCGTCTCGATAGGTCGGTCATGTTAGTCGGTCTTTCGGATGTATCCTTCGATCTGGCCTTCGCGCAGAAGGCGAAACTCCATGCCGTCAATTGCCACTGTCTTGCCCGCATACGGGCCGTAGCAGATGCGGTCTTCTGGTTTAGTGGCGACAGCTTGGGGTCCCACGAATACCACAGTACCGAACACCATCTCTTGCTGGCGCACATTGTCGGGCAGAGTAATGCCGTCCAGCGTTGTCTCTCGCGGGCTGTCCGCGACAAGCAAATGATCCCCTGCGGGTTCCAGATAGGTCTTAGACATTGGCGATTCTCTCCGTCACTTTCTCTGCCACGGTTGCGCCCATGGTCAGGATACTGCAGGAAACTGCGGCTGCGTTTTTCAGGGACTCGATGACAACAGCCAAGGGGTCGATGATGCCTGAGTCGATGAGATTTTCGAATTCACCTGTCAGCGCATTATAGCCAAGATCGGGAGTCGCCATCAGTTGATTCATCAAACCATCGGCATCGATTCCCGCGTTCTCGGCAATCTGGCGTGCAACGGCGCGGCAGGCGGTGTAAACAACTTCAAGCCCTGCGCGCTCTTCGGCGGGAAGTTTCAACGCCGCGATAACCCCCGACGCATGCAGTAGTGCAATTCCGCCGCCAGAAACAATGCCCGACTCAACTGCTGCCTTTGCTGCAGACATCGCATCCACGACACGGTCTTTCTTTTCTTCCATCTCGGTCACGGTGACCCCGCCAACTTTGATGACCGTGATGCCACCAACCAGCGCGGCGTATCGCTTGCGCAGAATCGTTTTTTCCATCGGCGCGGCAGTTTCCAGAGCCGTGGTGATGAGGTTCAAACGCCCCATCAATTCAGTCTGGTTGCCTCGGCCTTCGATGATTTGAGTCTTGGACATATTCGTGATGACCTTGCGTGCCTGGCCGAGTTCGGCGAGCTTGATGCTCTCGATCTTCAGACCCAGGTCCTCGGTATATGCCTTACCGCCCGTCAACGCCGCGATATCGCGCATCAATTCCTTTCGCCGTTCGCCGTATGCTTCCATGCGGACAGCGATAAGTGGCAGCGCGAGGGCGGTCTTGTTCTTGATGATACAGGCGAGAGCTTCCGCTTCGTATCCGCCTGCAATAATCAAAAGAGGACTCGCACCGCCCGCGTCGTTCACCTGCTTTAACAGCGGCACAACGGATTTCGCCGTGGCAATCACCCCTTCCCACAGGAGAATGCGACAATCGTGCAGTTCCGCCTTCATGTCTTCGGGGTGCGTGATGAATGCCGTCGAGATGAGATTGGATTTTTCAAGTTCGAGCCCGACGACGGTTTCCACGTAGGTTTCCGATGTCGATGACGGCTCGGCGGTGACTACCCCCTCTTTGCCTGCCTTGTAGACCGCGTCTGCAACAAGACGACCGATTTCCGTGTCCCCATGAGCCGAGACCGTGGCGACCTGGAAGACCTTTACCCCTGCGACGGGAACGGACATGTCGCAGAGTCGTTTGATTACTGCATCGGTGGCTTTGTGGATGCCGCGCTCCATCGCCATCGGGTTCGCTCCTTTTGCGATCAGGTCGAATCCCGCGTGAATCATGGACTGAGCCAGGACGATAGATGCCGTGGTGCCGTCGCCTACCGCGTTATCGGTCTTCTGTGCGGCTTCGCGGATAAGGTCGGCACCGAGTTGTTCGGTCGGGTCAGATGGGTCGGCGTAATTGGAGACGGTCACACCATCGCGCGTGACCTTCGGGGATTGACCCAGGGCCCGCTGCCCCAGAATGCAATTTCGCCCTCGGGGACCTTCGGTGATCTTCACCGCATCCGCGAGAAAATCAACGCCGCGCAAGAGAGCTTCACGAGCGTCCGCGCCATGTCGAATCAGTTTGCTCATTTCCGTTCGCTCCGACCGAAAAGTTAGTTGATGCGCAAAGACGCCAGGTCGATCTTGTCCGCAGGTTCGGACTCTGGCAGCTTCATGAGCTTTTCCGCAATCGTTGAAACGCAAGCCACGGAACACGCATCGGCACTCAAAGCCACCATCTCGCCTCTATCGTTCACGATCTTACGAGCGACGACAAACCAGCATTGCATTTCGGCCAGAATATTCGGGTCGGCATCGGCACCTACCAACTCCCATTCTTTCGATGACCCGCAGCCGTCGCAGGTTTGCTTCATGCGTTGACTCACGACTTGCTTAGACATTTCAACATCTCCTGTAAGCCCTGGAGGGCGATTAGAAATCCGTTGCGAAATCTGAACCGACGCGGCGCAGGTGGCGGCTCGGGTTTGGGCGCGAACGCCGAATAGTCCGTTTCGTCAATCGAGCGCGCCACTTCTCGACCCTGATCGTTTAGGTAGACGACCACTTTGGAGACAACGTGAGGTCGCAGCGTTTTGTCATACGTCGCTCTTAAATACGCGCCGTCCGCCGCTACGGCTCGCAGTGTATACCCTTCGGGCGGCTGGAGCGTCTGGTTTTTGTCGAGTAACACCATGGCTACTTCTTTGGCTCCGTGACTGCGGGATCATCATCTTCGGGGTCGCGTAGGTCGCTCATCGACGGTCGTGTCTGCCCTGGCAGACCGCGAAAGGTCGTAAACTTTGAAATCGGCTCAACTACCGCGCCTGTAGTGCCAACACGACTGGTGAACATCGCTCGGAATATCCCCACAACTTTATGGGTCTTGGCTGAAAAGATGAGCGCCCCAGACGCCCCGCCCGATCCATAGGTTTGAACAAAGAGGTCACCGCTGCAATCAACATTGCACTCGGGAGATTCAACGAATGGTTCAGACGCAACTGTACCGTATCCAAACTGTTTCACAACACCTTCCGAGAAGGCTACCATCAGCGTGGCGTCGCCAATTCTCAAATCCCTTTCGTCCCCGAGCGAGAACACAGGATACTTCCTTGGGGTTCGCAGTTCGAGAGTCGCAAAGTCGATGCCATTTCCCACGAAGGATTTCACAACAGTTACTGGCATGAGGGTGCCGCCGATTTCTTCGGAAACAAAGAGCGCAACTTCGGCTGGCGTCTCCTGAATGCAATGGCCTGCGGTCAGCAAATGATATCCGCCTGGGGTCGATTCGTACGCGGCGGCGGTGCAGAGCATCTGGAGCTTATTTTCGTACTCATCGTACAGAACGAATGTGCCCGCGTATACCTGGCCCGCGAATCCCTTGGGCGGTCGCATCGGACCTGCCGCAAAAGAGTTGATGGCAAACAGAAGAGCCGCGATCATTGCCAGAAGCCGTTTCATAATCTTCTCCTAGTTTCCTGACGCATCGTGGGGTCCTGTCTTGATCTCCACGGCATTGTCTTGCCCGCGAACGCAAATCCCGAAGCCTTCCCACTCCCAAACTTTTTCACCTGGTTTCGGTAGTGTATACAACTCGCGGATCGGTGTCAAGTTAATTCGAATGTCCGCGCAGTGCCAAATCACTTTCTCGCTATCTCGCGTCGCGCACTGCTCGACTTCCCACAATCGCTCGGCGATGACCTTCCGCGTGAGCGGATTGAACGCGCGCGGATTCAGCCGAATGATGTACTTCATTGCACTAGCTTCGGCATCGAGCCCGCCAGTATTTGGCGATGGCGTTCTTTCACCGCGTCTTGAATCGCTTGGTTGGTTGCCGCCGTCAATCGCGCTTTCGCCCAATCGATGGCAAGCGCAGTCAGTAGTTGCTCAGGTTTTGCATCGGGCGGGTCGCTCGGCTCGGACTCCACCTGCCAGCCTTCGATGCGCACGGGACCTTCCGTCAAAATGACGATGCCGTATTTCTTGATTTTCATTGGCCGCCACTCCTGATCTGCTTGATGCGTCGCACCAGGGCTTCGCCTGTCGTTGCCCAGACTGAAGTCCAGCCCATCCAGCCATTGAGATGCGCTTTGAGATATCCTGGGTGCTCTGTGATCCGAAATCGAGTGCCAGTAACAAAGATTCGTGGGATGCTCATAGGATAGCCTCCAGCGACTCCAACCACCGCTCTAACGCCTCAATTAAAATCAGACGTTCCCAGTAGAACCAATTCGACGGCATATCGACTTCATGTAACGTCGGGATCGCATCAGAATCGGCGCGCCGACTCACGGTAATGGGGCCCCGCCACTGCAGTATGTCGGTTCCGATCATGGCTACTTCTTCGCCGCGTTCAGAAACGGCATCGGCATGGGTGTCATCAGAATCCGATTCTCTGGCATCAGCGGTGTCAAGAGCCACTTGGTTGGCGATCCAGGAAAAATGGCATGATCGTCTCTCGATATCCAGCCCATGTATTTGCTCATTGTCGCGGGATGAATAAACCCGTACTTGGATCGGATGGCTGCAAATCGCGAACACGCATCCACTGGACTCAGCGGCGCATCAATCATCGGCGCGGACTCAAGCAAAAACTGGCTCTGGTTGAAATTTCGCTGGGCTTGGACGTACTGCGACAGCAATAGGTCTATCTCGTCTTCGCAGTTCCACCAGCGGATGAACTTCTGCCACATGCTCATGTGAGTGCTCCTACCTTTAGAATAAAAAGTCAAAAACCTGTAATGCGATTTCAGGACGGGGTCAGGGTTTCGTCATGGTTTTTTGCGGGGTTTTCACCACCCCAGTAGAACCATGTCCCGTCCAGCGACATTTGTCGAACCTGGCCGCAACCAGTACAACGCTCGATGTACTCCGACACCGATGCGAATGTGCCATGGCAGCCAGTACAAATCTCGGGGGCGGGGTTTCTTCCGTTCCGCGCCGCCCAATCCAAAAACGAGATAGCCGCGCAGGGTCCTTCGTGTCCAATCTCCCGAGTACACCACCAACCTACGCGAGTTTGCGCCTCGCCACACTCTGGGATTGCGACGTGGCTGGGATACGCCATCGACCAAAGCGGCGGCAATGGATCGACGCCATTTTGTTCGGCTGCAATCTGGTCTTGAACATGTGATAACCCTATACCCGCCCAGCGTTCGCGCTCGTCGCGGGCAAGATGATGCTTCCAGTGCTTGTGGCCGAGCGGGATGAGTATCCCCGCGATCAGTCCATCGAACAGCAGCATCAGGAACAGTTCGAATTCCCAGTGCGCGCGATTGCGCAACAGCATGCCGAAAGTTTCTTGAATCATACATTCTCCAATCCGCATTCACAACATCCATTGCTGACGGGGCACCAGGCCGCGTGATTCGGCGCATGCGAGATGACGTGCCGTCCCGCTTTCAACAGGCGCAAAATCTCGGTAGCTCGCCTGATTTGCTCTGGCGTCAGTGATCGAACTTCTTTCATCAACGCGACTTTTTCAGCAGCTTCATCCAACACTTGCTCGAAGCGGCTCATGACTGTTCTGCCCCTGGGGTTTCTTTGTCAATCACGAAGATCAGACTGTGGTCAATGTTTGTATCATGCCCGACGATGTTCACCCCGAACGAATTATCCCATCGGGTCCAGCCGCCCTTGCAGGAATAGAACTGACCGCGATACGTTTTGAGTTTTGTGCTCTCAAGTTCGGTGAGCACCTTCTTGTCGATCTCGGTCTCGGGCGTCAACACAAATTGTGTGCGCCCATCTTCGATGTAGATTGCGGTTTTCATTTTCGGTCTCGATTCATGAAGGCAGCTTGGTCGGCTCGCCACTTCTTAGTTTGAGCGGCCTCTTCCTGCAGAATTGGTAGGATGGTCTCGTTGAGTAGAGCAAGCTGGTATGCGATTTCTTGCAGCCTTAGACCTATTTCAAACCCATCGTCTGACACATTATCCATGTGCATGTTTCGGATTTCTTCGGATGTCATAACGCCTCCTGACTTCTGCGCGGCTCCCGCACGGGCGGCGGGATTGGCACGGGATGCCCGAACAATTTCTCGAATGCTTCGGGATACGAAGTCGCCGTCACGCCCTCAAACGGATGCTCGCCTTCGCGGTGCCACTGCCCGAGTTCTTCGTTGTAGACTGCTCGCTCCATGGTTCCTCCTAGTCGTGCTCGACTTTGTCTCGGTGCCGATACAAAAACTCAGAATCAGATTCTGGTTTGAAGTGAAACAACTCGATAGCGATCTGGTCGTGAATCGACTGAGCATAGGATCGTACTTTGAGTTGAGGATGATGAATTGCAATCACGCGCAGGGCGCTGGCGAAGTGGTGGACGAAATGCGCGGGCTGGTTTTCCAGTTCCTTGTCCAAGTCGGCGAATATCGGCAGCGGATCGTTCCGCATGTAGTCTTTCGACGGGTCGGCGTTGTTTTGTGAGACTGAGCGCATCCAGCGTCCGACCGCTTTGATGTGCTTGCAGAATTGATTGTCGGGTCCGCGCAGCCCCGAGAACAGAATGGACTGTTGCTTCCACGGAATGTTTTCGACCCAAGGTTTTAGAACAGTGCTCATGATTCCTCTCTAATGGTCTTTCACCCAACCCATGACTTTGTATTTCAGGAAATCACCGATGCGGGCTGCCACGTCGCAGTTGGCTTTGTCTTTGCCGTACGTCGTAACATGCTCGCCCTGGCCGACAGCGCGGGCGATGATAATCACCTGGTCGTATCCATAGCGTTCTGCGATCTGTTTTGCTGCCGCAATTGGAATAGATTTCATGATTTTGCCTTCTCCCACTCGCGGGCGACCTGCAGAACTTCCAACAACTCGGCGCGAGCGTTCTTCAGAGCTTCGAGATTCTCGTCCGAGCGATCTTCTTCAACGTCCTGCAGTGCGCCTTCGTAGCTCGTCAGGATGTCAATCAGTTCTCTCATCGTCCCCACCTTGAGTCCCTTCGAATGCGGAGCCAGGAAATAATCCCAGCCCCGAACAACAGAGCAGCCATCGCCGCCCAGTCGCCGCCGATCTCACCAGCCAGTTCGGCGAACAGAGCCAGCGCAATCATGATGCCGACGATCTTCATGCCTTCACCAGCACGTTGACGGCGCGGTACAGCATCATCGGTTGGTACTCGTAAACCCATGCGCCGCCCCGAATCACCAATACGAGAACCTGAAATATGCCGATTGGTTGAACCATCGCTTGCCACTTCATGTTCGCCCCAACTTCGCGCGCCGCCGTTCGCCCCGAGTGCTGGTCGGGCCGTCTGGATGGGATTGAGTCGCGGGCGAGTACTTGAAGCCGCCCAGGAATGAGTTCAAAACCCTGGTCAGATTCTTTTGCGTCCGCTTGGCGGCTGCCCGCTCAAGTGCGGTCTTGTCGTAGTCTATCACGCCACCACCCCTTTCACCGGCCGACGAAGCTGGGCTTCGGTCCTGATACGCATGGGATGGGCCCCTGGCATCTTGACCAGATAGTCGGGATCATCTGTCGGAAAGTCATCGGGCAGGACTGCAAACTCTCGCATGATGGGATTCAATACCTTGATCTGCCAGCCGCCGTCCCGAAATTGTTTGAACAACTTGGCGCGCTCGGCGAGAATCAATGCCAGCCGTTTCTTCTGGGACTCTGCCTTCAGAGCCTTCTCCGCTTGGATTCGTGTTTCAGACCATTGTGCCATTACGACACCTCCTGAAATTTTATGCCCCTGGCGGACTCAAACCGCCGCGCCCAACCACCAGTTGGGTCATCAATGCTGGGGCTCCACATTGCTGGGATTCGAACCCAGTAACTCGTCTAGAATACCTTCGGGAGCGTCTCTTCGACCAGAGGCCACAACGGCGGGGCTTCCTTCACGAGACGATACCCCGTGCTAGTCGGCTTGAATCGGCGGACAGCAATGAATGCCGCGCGGCCCGTTTCCAAGACATGGCAGCGGGCTCGAAGCTCTCCGCGACTATTCACCCACAGTTCATCGATTCGTAGGGTTCGAACCTTCTTGTACCGAGGATCGTTGTCCTGCCAAAGCTGGCCGATCTTGACGCCATGCGTCGCGGCCCATGCGCGCTGTAATCCGTCACCCATTACGATTTCTCCTCTGTAGTAGGCTTCCCCAAGGTACTCGGGGTTTCTAGTGCTTGCTCTGGTGCCTGAGCGTACTCTTTCTCGGTGGCGGCGCGCCAGCCGCTGATACACTGCAGAGGATGCAACGCATGCAAATGATACGCCGCTTGCTGCCGCGTGTAGAACAGTCGGTCGCATCGGTGAAATAGCATATGCGGAGATTACCAGAGTCGGGAAAACTTGTCAAGGAAATTCGTAACAGACATTAAGTAGAGTATTGGTTGCAATGATGGATTTGAGAGGCACGAGCTTTTTGTGATAGATATTTCCTTTGCTCGGGCGTCATTGATGCTTGACGGCTCATGCCTCCCTTTCTTCCGAAAACAGCCTTTTGTTCTTTTGTATGCCCGAAAAAACCAGTACCAGTCTCTCTTTGGTGTTCTATTGCTTTAATTGCATTAGCTGACCGCTGTTCGGAGGACAGACTATAGAGACCACTACCTCGGGCTTTCTGAGTTTTTGCTGCTTTCTTTGCGCCGATCCTTCGCCGTTCTTGGATCGTCAAACCTAGCGGGTTCTTCCGTTGTTCACGGCAGGCGTCCGAGCATACTTCATTAGGGTGTGTACTATATGGTTTGAAATCTCGCCCGCATATCCCGCATGGTCGGCAGACGAGGACCCCCATATCCCGACGACAATTCACGCAGCGGCTTGTATTAAAGGGAATAGGGTCCCGACAATCATGACATAGCCCTGTCCCCTTACCGCGCGGAGCAATGGTCGGATTTCCTGCCTGTCTTTTCGCTTCATCCCGCACGGCTTCGCGCAGACGATAACAGGAGTCGCACCAGCCTGTGCTATGTGTAGCTACCTGGATACATTCCATTGTCCGACAAACACCATATGTAGGCTTTGGGGATTTTGGTGCCTCCTTTGATTCATGAACACGACCGTATGCAGGACTTCTCTTTGTGTTAAGACAATAGCGTTTGAACTGCCTGCGCGCTTCTGCAATCGCCTGCAACTCCATATCACCTGCAGCCTCTCGCTCCACCCAACCCCGAACCCGAAAATTAGGTCTCAAATCCGCCTCTCGTAGTTCAGTAATCCACCGCTGCATCTTCAAATTCGTCGCCGACGAAGACGTGCAGTGACTGCTGTACCGAGAGACGGGATGTTCCGACGCCCCTACATAAACCCACGGCAACCCTCGGGGATCAGTCAATTCATAAATTGCGACGGGATTTCGGAGCAGGGGCTGGTTGGATTTCGCGACTGCCTTGCGGGCTCTTGCTAATGCCCCAATTTCCGCTTGAGTTTGTTGCCGTATTCTCATCACTTCTTGCCGATAGCACCCGCAACTGGTAGTATGACCAGAACGAATCCGAAGACCCAGGTACGCGCGCTCGTTCCCATCACACGAGCACCGACAAATCCAAAGAGCTTTGCCGTTATCACTTCGCCCCTCATATCTGAGTGCCGTAAGCCGACCAAACACCATGCCAGTCAAATCCTTAATCTCATACCCATTCGGCCTCATATAATTTGGCGCAGGCTGTAGAACACGGGTCTTACGCATACCTGGAGGCATGTCGGGGTTTTGGAGACCTGGGGTAATTTCTCTGGCTATAGTACTCATCGGCTTATGGGACCCATATTGCCAGAACCCGTTTTATTTGTCAAGGAAAATGTGTAACCAACATTAACGGAACAAGTCATAGGGGGGTAATCAAGCTCTGCGTAGCAGGAGACGTTGACGGGGTAGAAAAGTTACAAAATCAGTTTTCAAAGGGACCCCTACTTGCTGCCCCGCACGCCGATGACCACAACACGTCGCGTGCCAAACGCGCAGAATACTTTTAACTCTTGTGTTATCAACAGGACGCGCGGGGCGCGCAGAGTAATCGCATTCCAATCACGAGCCCAGGCGCGGGCGGCGTGCGCATCGCATCAATCCAAACGACTTAGCACACACGCCGCGACTATGCCAAAATACTGATTCCGAATAATGTAATGGCGGTGTTGGACTTAGCGGATGCGCACGATCTTCTGACCGCAGCCGCGGCACAAATACACCTTCGTGCCGACTCGAATCAACTGCAACTTCTCGACTGGCTGTCTGCAGACTGTCATGGTTGTTCCCTTTCGAATCAAATATATGGGAAATTGTATCAAATCCGCAAAATCATAGAATATTCCATATTTGGAAGTGCCGAAATGTCGGCACCAACCAAAATTTGGCTCGCGAAGTGCCGAACTGCCGTCACTCGATTCGCGTAAAATCTACCTACCTGTCACCGACTGCCGTCGAGGAACCCCAGCGTGATTTGACGAGCGCAATCACCCGACGCGAGGGTCGCAGTCATCCGACGTTGCGATCCAGCACCATGGCCCAGTTCACGTTTCGCAAAGCTCGCCGAAGATCGGACGGCAGCCGATACCACAATACTCCTGCCTCATAACCTTGAAGACGGCGAGCTTCGCCTTTATACGCGGCCAGCAACAATAGCGTTCGTTCTGCCGCTGTAAGATCGTCATCCCATATCTTCTCTACCATTGTCTGTATGTCTCCCTTCTCTCTACTGGATCGCGGGCAGGACTGAAAGATCACTGTTGCCCCCCGTTTGTTGTTTGGAATGATGCACATCTGGAATAGCCCTGCAGCCCATCTGAAGTGCCGACCGCGCGCCGCGTTCACAGCGATATTTCGTCTCCATCCTGGTAGACCACCACGCCCCTGCGGTTCAGTCGGTACATCCTGCGTTGCCGTCCAAAGCCACGCTGCCCGAGTCCTTTGGCATAGTCTTCCTTCGGCTGGACAATTATGGACGATATCACGGCGTCGTCGAAACTCAGCGGCTGGTCCGCAAGAAGCGTAATCACCCAGCCGTCATTAGTCAGAATGCTCAGTTCGTGTTGCGTGTCCATCCGCCCCTCCGAGCGCAGCCGTTCGTGGCGCGCCAGACTGTATCGGAAAGCCATACTGCAGAAGATGACACCATGCTACCCGAGCAAGGTAGATCGCGTCTTCGACTGGCGGATTCTCCAATCGATTCTGCTGCCCACGTAGACAGGCATCGTTGTACTCAGTCGCTGTCCAGGTTGCCAAGGTCGAATGATTGTTCCCATGAAACGGCTTCTTGTCCGCGAAAGCCAATGCGCTCCCAGATTTCTATTCCTGGCGGCACCCCGCGCAGATATGCGCTTGTACTCACTTTGCGCTCGCAATTGCCGTATTAACATACGCCCGCAACAACCAGATGGCCAGTCGGACTCGCCACGTCCTAGCGGTCAGCACAACTACTCGCCGATTGCCAGGCAGGGCCCCTAACACATGAATTGGAGCGATCCCAAGCGGGTCCAGTAAACTTGGCCCATCGGTAATTTGAATCGTCATCACTTGTCCTTTATCGAATCCAAGATGTCCAGGAAATCATCTAGCCGATCAGCGTCTTTCAACTTGGTGACTAATGCCCAGGTCTCTAGCCAGATGCCGAGATAAACGCCCAGGCAGAGTCCCGCGCCCAAGCCAACCATCGCGATTGTCAGTGCTTGCCAAGTCATAGCAGAAACACCCCTATTGCTGCGACAATTGGAACCCGCAGGCTCATGCACAGCAGATTCTGCCCTCGGCTCCATCGCTCTATGGTCGGCTTGCTAACTCCCAAGAAGTCGGCCAGATCGGCTAGATCGCATTGATCTAGTGTGCTTCGAATCAGCTTTTCAAATTCTGTGTTTGTCATTGGATCAATCCCAGGTCGCGCGCCAACACGACAATTACTGCCCGCTGGTATGCGACAACTTTGCTCTGCTGTCTATACATCCAAGCCTGGCCGACGATGATAGCCACCAACACCCACAGCAAAATTCGATCTCGCATTTTAGTCGCCCCGTTTCGATTGATTCAATGCGGTTCCGACTACTTTGCCGACCAACCGCTCAATACCATCTGCACATCGGCGGGCAGTGCCGCAGTCTCGGTGGCCGCAGCATTTGTCCAGCGATCCATCGTAGTTGAGACAGGTCTGGTCACGCCATTGGGCAGCCAGTTTCCGCAAGTCTGTAATCAGGGTCATCATATCGCGCCTACAGCAGCCGAATGCCTTTGCTCTTGAGCAGCCGATAGTTTGGGATGCCCGCCAGGAAACCAGTACCCGCAACAATGGACGCCACGATGATGCCCAGGGTCCAGCCTTGCGTGATTGCCAGGAGAACACAAACGGCGGGCAGGGCAAGAACTTTGATGAGTCCGAAGCCGAGGGTGCCAATCTTAGCCATGATCTTCGCAGCGATTGGATTGCCTTCCTGCAGCCCGTGCGCCAGGGCGACGGCGGTCGTCCAGATGTCCAAGAATTGACCCAGGACTGCCAGGTTCATGACGATAATGAAAAGCCCTAGTTGGTCTTCCGATGTCATTGTGTCCGCTCCGATGTCTGGTTCGATTTTGCCGCTAAATCCCTGTGTTAGCCTACACTTATAGCAGGAAAAGTCTTGATTTGTGTCCGCCGATTTGTCTGCGAGTTTGCGCCGCAATTACGCGCGGGCGGCAGATGTTCGCGCACAACCTTGGAGAAAAAATGCGCGGGCTCGTGACCGAATTCAATATCACATCCGTCGAAATCTCTGGCGCGTGCTCGCATGCGGTCTCTCGGATCGTGCGTCTTCATAGAGTCTCTCGCTTCTTGCAGGTCTCCAGATCAATCAGCTTTTCGCAGCGCGTACAATACCCCGACTTGCTTGGGGGATCGTGTGTCACCAAAGTTGTCTTGCACTTCGGGCAAGACCAGAAAGGTCCGCGCGATTCACTCACGCAATCACTCTATCATGCTTTCCCATTCTGTCAAGAAAATTCGTACCAGTACTTTCGTACTATTGCAATCCTGCGCGGCTTTTGGTATCCTTCGAGCATGGAGGCAACGCACATGAACCCAATCATTGAAAAACTCCGCAAGCTGATCGCGCATGAGCGCAGTGCTCGGTCTATCGGCAATCTCGCCGAAGCTGAAGCATTCGCGGCCAAAGTTCAGGACCTGCTGACCGCGCATAAGCTGGAGATGTCCGAAGTGGACTTTCAAGCACGCGAAGACGGCGAGCCCATCGACTGGGAGCGTGTGGACGGTCACGAAATCAATGGCGGCGGTTCCCGCACAAAAGTTTACTGGCGTGTGCGCATTGCCAAAGCCGTCGCAAAAGTTAATTCCTGCGATGTCGTGAATAACTCCGCGTCTCGCGGCACCGCATTCTTCTTTGTCGGACGCACTTCTGATCGTCAGCTTGCCAAAATCCTGTATCTCTACCTTGTGGAGTTGGGCGAAGAATTGGTGAGCAAAGCGGTGCGCGAAAATCGCGAAATCCAGACTCTAAAATTCAATGTCCGCAATAGCATTTCCGATTGGAATATCCCAACCTGGGCAAAAGCCGCGTTCGCTCGCTGGATGAAGGACTACCGCGAGTCATGGAAAACTGGTTTTGGCGAAGCCATTGCGACCCGATTGCTGGCGAGATACGAAGAGACCCTGAAGGCACAAGCTGCGATATCATCAAACGCCATCGTCCACATCAAGCGCGATGCGCTCGCAGTCGAAGAGTTCTTGAAAGGGAAAACGCGCCAGTCGCGCGGCGTAAGTGCAAGCGGAGGAAATCTAGACGGATTTGCCGCAGGCCAGCGCACTGGGAATGCCGTGAATCTCTCGCCAAACCGCTTTGGGGCGACTACGGGACGCGCGAGTCGTCTCCTGGGAGCATAACCCAATGCGACTTATATGCACAACTCTCGCGATCCTATTGTTCGCTGTCTCTCTGCGCGCCGCGCCATCCGATGCGGTCCTGGCGCGCTACGATGTCGCGAATTCAATCAAGGCAATCTACCAGGACACATTCGTCAAGCATCTACCATTCGAGTCCGCGCTTCTGGTGCGCCGCGACTCGACCGACTTTACCAGCGGTGTGCGTGGTGATGTGTTCTTTGCCTGCGATCCTGACATCGTAGCCGTAATACACACGCATCCCGATGCGGGCTATGAGAGGCCCAGCCAACAAGACGTGCGGATGGCGGTCAGGATGAAGGTGCCGATCTACGTCGTGAGCCTGCATGAGACCTGGGTTGCTGGTGCCGATGGTACCATCAGAAAGGTACTTTAGTACTATTGCGTCGAAATCAGGTGTTTGATATCCTTGTGGTCATGGAGGCAACGCAAATGACCTTAGTCGAATCCATCAAGCACGGCGACAAAGTGACCATCCTGGTTCCCAATGGCATCGGACGCAATGGGCAGGAATGGAAAGCGAAGACTGGGCGCGCGGTGATGCGCGGACCCCATGGCTGGGTTCTGAACATGGGCGGCCCGCACGGCACACCAGGAATCGCCAGCGAGTCCAACACTGTCCGCGTCAAGGCGGGACGATAATGTCGATCTACGAACACAAGTTTGACATTAGCCATAGACCAGAGTATAATACAAGAATGGAAAAGCGTCAAGCATTCAAATTCGAGTTGATGCCTAACGGCGAACAGCAGCGGCTGATGCGCCGCTTCGCTGGAAGTGTGCGCTATATCTACAACAAAGCGTTGGCACTCCAGAAGGAAATGTACGACCTGACGAAGCGTTCGCATACGCGGTTTCAACTCGACAAGTTGCTTACATTGTGGAAGTCAGAGACGCCTTGGCTTTCAGATACACCGTCGCACGCCTTGCAGCAATCCTTGGTAGATATGGACAGGGCATACCAAAACTTTTTCAAGAAACGTGCGGACTTCCCGAAGTTCCACAAGAAGGGACAGCGTACTTCGTATCGTGAGTCAGACCCAAAGTGCATCACGCTAGACCAAGTCAACAGCCGCATTCGTTTGCCGAAGATTGGCTGGGTGCGCTATCGCAACAGTCGTGATGTACTCGGACAGATTCGCAACGCCACTGTTAGCGAGTCCTGCGGAAAGTGGTTCGTCAGCGTCAGCACACTACAAGAAATCAAGGTACCAGAACACCCGTCCAAGTCGTCTATCGGCTTGGATTGGGGAGTCGTCAACTTCATAACAGCATCGGACGGTCTAGTCGTAGACCAATGCCAGCCGCTCAAACAGTTCTTGCCAAAGTTGGCAAAGCTACAGCGCCGTCTGGCAAAGAAGAAAAAGTTTAGCCAAAACTGGAAGAAGGCGAAAGCCCGCATCACCAAACTGCACAGCAAGATTGCCAACATTAGAAAAGATTTCGTTCATAAGGTCTCGGCAGACATCAGCAAAAACCACGCCGTTGTTTTCGTCGAAGACCTGCAAGTTAGCAATATGTCCAAGTCAAGCAAGGGCACGAAGGACAAGCCGGGAAAGAAGGTTGCCCAGAAATCAGGGCTCAACCGCTCAATCCTGGACGCAAGCCCCTTCGAATTGCGGCGTCAACTGGAATACAAGATGTTGTGGAACGGTGGAATCTTAATTGCCGTACCACCACAAAACACCAGCCGCAAGTGTCCCGAGTGCAAGCATACGTCCAAGGATAACCGCAAGACGCAAGCGAAGTTTGTTTGTGTCAAGTGCGGCTGGTCTGGTAATGCGGACTTTGTTGGCGCATTCAACATCAAAGAGGCTGGATTAGCCTTTTTAGCCTGCTCGTCATCTTCGCCTGAGGTAAGGGCGTCGTGTCAGGAACCCACCGAAGCTACTCTTGTGCAATCGTGCACTTGAGAGCAGTAGGAATCCCCGTCCCGAGTCTTCGAGGGGCGGGGAGGATGTCAACCATCACCCTGGTCAATTGCCCGCGCTGCGCGCATATCGCCCGCGCCAGTCTACCCATCTCGGCAACGCCCTGCTCGGCGAGCCATATCACTTGGGGGCCGACAGGTGGCCAGTGTTTGAACTGCGGAGGCACTGGACCGAAGTGCTTCAGCGTCAAACACGTCCCGCAGCCGAAGGCGGTGCGATAATGGCACACCGCAACATTGTCGTCAATCGCATGCTGCAAGTCGCCTTTGAATTTGGCTTTCAGCATACTCCGTCTCCGTGCCTGGGAATCAATCTGACGAATCCTGCAAACGGCGACCAACTAATCATCGGGACCCGTGGCGGATTCCATTACAATAACGGCACGACTGGCGGGTATGGTGACTGCTCTGAAAAAGCAAGACGGCAGGATGAAGTACTCCGCAAAGTCCTGCAAGAAAGAAAGGATGGGATACGATAATGTTCGGACCCGAATACAGCACAGTAGCGGCGTACATCCCAGCGGATAGTGGAACCGTTCTCTGCCGCGAATGCGGTGAAGAAGCCAAACTGCCCGCCAGCGATCAGATCACCGAAGCTCAGATGTACGAATCGTTCGGCACAGATGGCGCATGGTGTGATGCGTGCCATGCAGAAATCGTTGCGCCGTTCATCGACGACCGATCCGAGGAAAACTAATGGACACCATCTTTGGTGATGCGCCGATTGAGATGGCGCAAATGGTGATCGGGCACGCCTGGCGGCAGCACACGAAAGAATCCATGCTGGCCGCCGCGTTGAAGATCGAAGGGATGCGAATGCTGGTTGCCGACATCTACTACAGAAAGTCGGGCGGGCTCGCACTGATCGTCCGCCTTAACGCAATGATTCAGCGGTGCCACCAAGCCGCCAACATGATTGAACGAGGTGAACTATGACACGCTTAAAGTTTTTTGCTGCCTGGGACGGCGAGCCCGATGCAGGTCTCCACGCAGGCTCAGAAATCGTGAGCATCCAATTTCAATATGGCCAATCGCTCGATGAAGACACAATCGAGTATTGGCGCGACGCCGTCGCCGATTTTTACGATGGCGCATATGTAGAGTTGCTGAGAACCGAGGAAAAGTAACGTGACCTACTATCAAAAGACGCGCGTCATTGCCAAGTTGAAGCGCGTCCAAAACCACATCAAATACCACGAGATTGGGCAGAATGGCGCACCCATGGAGACGATGTATATTTTGGATCGATTGATTCGTGCGACTCTCGCGGAGCCCTGCACACCGCACCTAGCTCTGGGACTTCGCCGCCGCGCTTTGTAGCATTATCCCCAGTTCCGCCAAAGCCGCGTCGTGCTGGCTCAGGCTATTCCGCAAGTATCGGGCGCGCTCCAGGCTCACATTGAAACCCGTAGGGGCCGCTGGGATGGAATTGCGCACGGCGGTAATCTCCGCGCACAACTCGAACAACCTTGCAATCTGCTCATCTGTAAGGTGCATTCTCATTTCCTTTCCTGTTTGCTCTGGCCAAACCCCTAGCAGCAATCCATACCGCCGACACAAGAAGCAACAGCGGATGTACTCTTCCTGCTCGCTCCCCAGCGGTCGCTTGCAATGCGGACAGTACTTGGTGTCCATACAAGTATGGCTCCAAAAGTCTTTATTCTGCCAACAAGTCGCGAACAGCAGTCAGTCCCTGGTCCACATCGCTCACGACATCGGGACGGCGCACAGGCATTCGCAATTCGCGAACCGTAGGCCCCTCGCCGCGCGCTTTACGCTTCTGGTTATCTTCGCAGACATGCGAATGATGGTAGATGCAACGGGTACACATAGTTGCTGTACAGTGCGCGCACGCCGCAACATCCTGGTAAGACCCACAACTATTACATTGCTCATTCATGATCGGTCTCCTAGACTAAAAACAATTCGGACGGCGAGGCTTCATCTGGTCTACCACTTCCTTCGCGGCTTCCTGACAGCGCGGACAAATCCAAGCGTTTCCCATGGGGATATTCAGGCGCGCATAGGATTGTAAAACGCACGGGACGTTGTGGATTGCGCAGACGGGCGTGAAGGTCGTTTGTGCTTGATCGGCGGGCGGTTGTGTCAAGTTCACCAGCGGCTGCGGCTTCCAGTGCCAGGTTCCATCCGTGTCGCCAAACTCGGGCGTCACGAACAGCACGTCATTGCCTTCAAGAAAAACTTGGCCGCTGATGTATCCCGCTTCCGAGACTCTCACCACAATCATAGGGAAGTCCATGCCTGGCTTTGCCAGTGTTCCGATGTGCGCCTGGGCCCCGAGCGGCCAACAGGGGTACTCGGTATGAGAATTCATGCGGGTCCCGATCCGCTCACGGATCGAATCTCCTGTTGTTCGCCGTCGATTGATTTGCTGCGCGTCTTTCTGGGTCAGCCGATAGATAACGATGTCTCCCATGCTAGGCGGCATATTGTCTCCTAAGTGGGTGGGTGCTGTCGTGGCCTTAATCAGTGAACTTTCCACCTTTACAGAACGTGCAGCACCCAGTCCATTCACCTTGCCAGGATATACACAGTCCTTTTATATGTCAAGAACTTTTTGACCTGTCCCAAAAAGTGCTTGCGTTTTCGACAATGGTTTGGTAGCCTTTTCCATGGAGACACAAACCATGAACCGAACACTGAAGATCGGCCTGCTGTTAATCCTTATCGAGCTTGCCGTGATCGCCGTCCTGGCTTTTCCCACTATCGGAAAGAGCAGCGACCAGGCCAGCATGACGGAACTTCTGCAGTGGGTGACCAGCAGACAGACGCCCCGCGCGCCCGCTCAGGCGTTCACGTATTCGATATTCCGCACTGCGCCGCTGGAAGTGGCCAAAGTCTTTGGTCGCACACAAGGGTGCTCCGATGCGGATGCCGACCTAATCAATTCGACGGCGCGGGCAGCGATAGATGCGGGGCTCGATCCTGCCATCGCGGCGGCTACCATTGGCGTCGAGTCGGGCTGCAACCAATTTGCAGTGTCGAGTCGCGGAGCCATCGGCATCATGCAGATTGTCCCGAAAGTCTGGAAGGATAAATTCGACTTCGCGGGCGACGTGAACCTTCTCAATCGGGAAACCAACATCCGCGTAGGCGCAACGATTGAAGCGGGACTCATCAATCAATACGGCATGACTGCGGGCGTCCAGCGGTACAACGGACTAGGCGTCGGCTGCGACACTTGCGACGCGGGCTATGCCTCGAAAATTCTGGCACTAGCAGGGCGACGCTGAGATGACCACGCACGTCACAACTCCTTGGGAGCGGGCGGTCCTTTCGGAAGCCACCGCCCGCTACCTCAAACTGGACATCACTTTGTATTGTCTTTGGCACCGCATGTTTGACGGGCTCCCCAGGTTTCTGGTGCTGCGGATGGGAATAGAACCCAACGGTCGGCCTGGATTTCATGATCTTGGTGCTGCTCTCGCCCTCCGATGTAGATAGTACTCTCGTACTACTCAAAATGAACCGTTGGTACTATTGCATCCGCATGGCTGGTTTGGTATCTTGGGCATGTAAACGGGAGGCACCCAATGCAATACCTAGCGAAGCAGGACCTAGCCAAGCTCTTCCGAACGGCGCATGCCGCGAACAAGATTCATCATCTCGCCATGCTGCTCGGCTTTTTTACTGGTGCGCGAATCTCTCAGGTGCTGAACGTACGCGGTGAGGATATCTTCGAGCGTGAGGGCAAGTGGGTCATCATGATTCGCGCCGCGAAGCGTGGGAACGTCGTCACTCACTCGCTGCATATCGATGCGGACCCAGCGTTCGACATGACGCCCCTGGTTGCCCTGGCTGCCACGAAAGGCCAGTCCCGTATCTTCGGCGGTCTGTCGCGTCAGTACTTTAACCTGAAGCTCAAGGAATATGCCGAAGCCGCTGGCATTCACAGCAGCTATGCTCACTCGCATGTCTTCCGACACAGTGCGGCGATGGTCGTCTTCGATGTGACGAAGCGCATCGGCGCGGTTTCTCAGTTCCTGGCGCACCGCTCGCCCTCGTCCGCTTTCGTTTACCTGCAAGAGAACGATGGTATGCTGGCGCAAGAAGCCATGGATAGTCTGCAATTAGCATAGGAGCCATATGAAATTCACTCTGCCGCTGTCACCGAGCTACTGCGAGCACTGGGGACTCTGGGAAGCCGTCCGCGAGATTTACCAGAACGCGCTCGACGCGGGTGACGCCGTTATCGCTTACTACGAAAACGAACAGTCACTCATCCTCTCATCCAAAGGACGACCGCTCGACCCTAGCACTTTGGTTCTAGGCACGACATCGAAGCGCGACAATAAGAATCAGCGCGGCAAGTTCGGCGAGGGCTATAAACTCGCGCTGTTGGTTCTGACGCGCCTGAAGCACGATGTCGTCATTCGCACAGGTAGAGAATGCTGGGCTCCCGTGTTAGAGCACGATTCGAATTTCAATGCGACCGTGCTCAACATCTATACCGACTCTTTCGAAGCGGATGCCGAAACCGTCGAGGGCGCGTTCTTCCGTATTTCGGGGGTTCGCCCCGAAGACCACGACTTTATCCTGTCCAACATTCGCCCCCATCCCGACGAAGACAACACCATTCTTGAGGAAGAAGGCGAAGCGGGTCGCATCTATGCCGGCGGGCTCTACGTCACGACTGTGAAGGGTTTCAAATGCGGCTATTCTTTTCGCCCCGATGTCATCAAACTTGACCGCGACCGAGGCATGGTGGATGGATTTGACCTGGCCTGGGAAACATCCAAGCTCTGGACCGCCGCTGGTCACTCTGCACGCTTATCGGAATTGCTGGAGTCCGAAGCCCCCGATGTTGAGTATGTTGAATCTCATGTTAACGCCACTCCTGGTTTCGCTGATGCTCATTTTAACTACTTCGTGAGCCGCCACGGCTTTGGGGCGGTTCCCGTCTCAACTCAGGAAGAGATTCAACGTGCGTCGGCGGCGGGCATGAAGTGGGTTCTGGTGCCTGAAAAAGTCAAGGCAATGCTTCGGCACGTCAAGCATTGGTTTATCCCCAACAGCCAACCACTCATCGAACGACTGAAGGAATTCCGCAACCGCCATCGGTATTATCTTACGAATGACGGAAAGCAAGAGTTGGACGAAATCATTCAAAGTCTGGAACAACACTAGGAGGCAACATGGCAAATCTCACGATTCACATCGACTCACACAAGGACCCGACCTATACAGTCAGTCAGATGCGCAAGCGGCTGGCCCAAGTCCTGTCCAAGCTGAACGGCGATCAGGTTGTTTCATTTTCGTTCGCTGCTGTGCTGGAAGGATATCAGCCCGCGCCGACCACTCGCCAAGTCATGCGGGACGAGGAAGAACGACAGATGCCATATGTGCCCGCTGATGAGCGGTTTCTCGACTAGCTACTTCACTCGTTCGACGCGGTAGTTGTTCTTGATGACCTGGTGGAAGTGCTCGCCTTGGCTGGGTGCTTCCATGAAGTCCTGATGGTCCTGCGCCGAGACTCCATGCACATCGTAGGTATACCCGTTCTTGAAGCGGACGGTGAGCTTCTTTCCGATTGGGTCGTACTTTGCGCCGTCCAGGTGTCCGCTGTCTATCGGTGTGAATCCTTCAAACCTATGGCTGGTCATGATGCTCTCCTAAAAATGAAAGGGCCCCTTTTGGGGCCCCTCCCCGCAACTACGCCGCTAGGGCTTGCGGTCGGGCCGAAGCCACCGCAAAGACACCTGGAAACGCAATCACTTGAGCCAGCTTTCGCTTGGCGTTTATGGTTTGATCTATTTTTACGTCGTTGTCAGGACGGCACGAGCCCCTGGCCACTGTTCTCAAATGTCGAAACCCGTCGAGCCCAACAAAGTGCAGATACACGGGCCCCTCCCCACTATCGGCAGGGAGATATCTGCACTTTGGTGGACTCGGGGAGAGTTGAACTCCCGTCCATCTGAGCAATCACCAAGTATTGACGTGCGTAAAGGGCTGGGGCCTTAGCCCCGCCTCCACCATGCCGCGCTTAAACGCGACTCACTTAGGATAACAAAGTCTTGAATCGCTGTCAAGAACTTTCGGTACTAAAGTACTATTGCATTGTTTTCGCTGATTTGAGAGAATGATGGTGTTGAAGCAAGACCCTCGGGCTCGTAACCCGAAAGGCCCTTCGACAAGCTGAGATGCGGACATGACCCAGCGCAAGCGACTTGGCCAAGTCGCTTTCGGGTCTGCAGCTAGGGACGTTTCAACCGCATCCCGACGTGACGAACACGCGGAGTATCGTCCCACCCTTTATCAGTACGAAAGTACTATTGCATTCGGGATGGGCTTTTGGTATCCTTCGAACATGGAGGCAACACAAATGACGATTCCAGAGACAGCAACCAAGGTGGGCGGAATATCGGGGTTCATTCCGTCCTGCTTGACTCAAGCCCAGTATGATCGAATTGAGGCGGTTATGGCGCAATGGCAGGCCGCCGACAACGAAAAGCACTACGTCACCAGCGGATTCACCCACCCCAACGATCAGGTTCATGGGCACTGCGGCGCGAAGTACATGCGGCTGGACATCGGCGGCTCGGGCGCATTCATGGTACACATCGTGTTCGGCTTCATCTACGGCATCAAGGGTTATGGCAAGGTGGACAAGAACAAAGTCTCGGGCAACATCTACGATCCCAATTTCGACGCCGCCGTGCTGGTCCGCGACCGCTTTCGGTATGGGCGATTTGAAAACAATTCGGACGGCTCTCTGCGCCAGCACATCGTGCGGCGTTAATCTAAATTCAAAAAGGTGAACTATGGCAAAAACAAAGATACAAATCAAATCCGTTTTTGGAGCAGTTTTGTTTGAGTATGATGGCGGCTCCATGAAAGCTGCAGTTGCTGACGCACAAAGAAAAAACATCAACCTTCACTGGTCCAACCTTCGCGGGTCCGACCTTAGCGAGTCCGACCTTCGCGGGTCCAACCTTCGCGGGTCCGACCTTAGCGAGTCCAACCTTCGCGGGTCCGCCCTTAGCGAGTCCGACCTTCACTGGTCCAACCTTCGCGGGTCCGACCTTAGCAGGTCTGACCTTCGCGGGTCCGACCTTCGCGAGTCCGACCTTCGCGGGTCCGACCTTCGCGGGTCCAATCTTCACTGGTCCAACCTTCGCGGGTCCGACC